CCGCCTTCGCCACCGCCGCATCCCGCTCTGCTACGCGAGCGCGTACTGCGTGATGCGCCGTATCGGGATCTTCGTTTCCACAAGCCTGCGCGATTAGGATGAAGTGAGCTTTCAGCCGCTCGACCTCAGCCCGCGCCTCGTCGCGCTCGCGCTCGGCGTGTGCGAGCGCCTTCTGCGCCGTCTCAAGTAGCGCCTCGTGTTCCCGTTCACGGCGGGCAACCTCGGCCCGCGCCTCGTCGCGCTCGGTATGCAGCCGCTCGACCTCGGCCCGTAATCCTTCGATTTCGTCCCTGAGATTCTGAATCTCGGCGGCGCTTCGCTCGGCGACTGAGTCTACATCCGCAGGTCCGTGCGCGCCGACCTCTGCGATGAGCACCTGACAAGCTCGACGGGCGCGATGCCGAGCCTCGTCGCGCTCGCCCCGCAGCCGCTCGACCTCGGCTCTCGCCTCGTCGCGCTCCTCCAGCGTCCGCAGTACGTCAGCGAGCCCGCAGACATGTTCCTGACCGCGCGCGTGCCGCTGCCGCATGGCCTCGACCCAGCGGGCCTCGGCCTCCTTGTGGTGGTCGTAGGGCGTCACCATTCCCTCGCCCTCCACGCGCTCCAGTCGGCTCCGCGTCCCTCGCCGTCGTCGTCCTCGTCGCCGTAGTAGTCGGGCTCGCTCGGTTCGCTGCGCGAGCGTCCCGATCCGCCGCACGAACGGCAAACCATCGGCGGATCGCCGCCGCCAGAACCGCCGCACGACGCGCAGTCGTCGTAGGCGCAGTCGTCGTCCTCGGTCTCCTCGACCTCCTCGAAGTCGTCGGGGCTCACGATCGGCCCTCCAGTCGGCGAGCGAGGCGCACCGCGTCCTCGTAGGTCCAGACGTAGGCGAGGACGCCGTAGCGCCCAGGCTCGCCCGTAGGGCCGGTGACGTAGGCTCCCCGCGTCGTGCCGAACCGCTGCCCCTCGACGGCGACGTAGCGCCCGATCCTCTCGATCCGTCCCATGCTCTCCTTGCCTCTCTGACGCCCTTCGGCGTCGGTCACTCTTCGTCCGCTGCCAGCTCTCGGAGGACGCGACGACCTCGGCGAACCGCGTCGTCGAGCCTCTGCTCGTCGTCGTCCTCGACCGCGTCGAGGATCTCCGCGAGAGCCAGGACGGGATCCGTCTCAGGCTCCAGAGCGAGGCGGTAGTAGCCGAGGACGCGCACCGCTGCCTCCAGGGCCTTCGCCTCGCTGATGTCGAACGAGCGCACGCGCTCGTTCCGCGGCTCCTTGATCCGCTCTCGGAGGTGCTCCAGGCGGCGCTCCAGGTTCGCGATGTGCGCCCCGACGCGCTCGATCCTCGGGGCCGACTCTGCGGTGCTGACGGTCATCGTCGCTCGTCCTCGTCTGCCCTCTCGGGCCTCGGCGCAGCGTAGCACGCTCGGAGCTGCTGGACCGCCTGGAAGAGCCCCGCGTAGGCGGGACCGACGCCCTCGATCGCTGCCGCAGCCGACCACGGCTCCTGGCTCTCCCGGTAGCGGGCGAACGCCTCGACGACCTCTCGGGCTCGGTCGAGCAGCTCCGCGTCCGCGAGGGTCATCGTCGAGCCGAAGCGACCGCTCCGGAGCAGCTCCGCGAGCGACTCGTGCGAGAGCGCGACCGTCAGCCGCGGACCCGCCGAGGTCTGCTCCGCACCCACCAGCGTAACGCGGATCATTCGCCGTGCTCCTCTCGCTCTTCGCCCGCGGCCTTCGCCGCTCGACGCAGAGCGGTCGCGAGCGCGAGCGCGTCCTCCGGATCGAGGTCCAGACGCTTCGTCACGCGGTCGCCGCCGTTCGGACCGACCTCCCAAAGCTCCAGGACGACCTCGACGAGCGCGAGCCGCGTCGAGGGCGCGACGGTGATCGACGCGCAGGCGTCCGAGTCGATGACCTCGACCAGCCTCCGAGCGACGCTCACGACGACGCCTCCAGGGCTTCGATCAGGAGGTCCACCTGAGCGCGGAGGAACAGCTCGATCGTCTCCGAGCGAGGAAACGGAGAGCACGAGCCCTGCGAGTGCCATCGTTGGTGGCAGAGGCGGCAGAGCGGGACCGTCTGGTAGTCGTCGCATTTCTGCCCGACCCCTCGGCGACCGAAGTGGTGCGCCTCGCTCGGAGGCGGCGCGTAGCAGACGCAGCACGCCTTCTCGCGCACCCTCCGGAGGTGCTCGGGCCTCTGCTCCGGGGCCTTCGGCTTCGGGACTGCTCGTAGATGACTCACGCTTCCTCGTCCTCTCTGGCGTACTCGATCGCCTGATCGACCATCTCGTGATCCGTGCCTTCGGCGACATGCATCCGGCGATGGACCGCCGTGATGCCCGCGGCTCGGGCCTCATCCATCACCGTCGCGAGGACCTCGACGTCGCGCTCCAGGTCGGCGTGGAACCGCTCCAGGGCCAGTTCCTGCTCCTCGGTCCTCGACGAGAAGAGGTCCCGGCCTCCGACTCGGGACAGGACGCGGAGGTAGATGTGTCTCGTGATTCTGTAGAGCGTCGCCTCGCGGCGGGCTCGGGGCGAGAGCGGCTGCATGGAGTACCTCTACGGCTACCTCGACCCGCGGGCGAGCGCGGTCGAGCTGCGTCCTCGTGATCGCGAGCGACCATACCTGCGAGTCGTCGTCCCACGCGATGCCGTTCAGCGCATCGCTGACGGTCTTCGCGACGTTGTCGAGGTCGAAGCGCCTCGCGGAGCCGGGGACGATCAGCAGCTCCAGGAGGAAGCGCCCGCTCGTCCTCGGCCAGCCATGGTGCCCGTATCCCGCTCGACCGAGAGCCGCGATCGCTTCCCAGCGCACGCGCTTCTCGTAGGAGCTGGTGGGCTCGGGCGTGTAGAATCTCCCGCCCGCGCCTCGACGAGCCCGCTGCTTCGGCTGCGGGTGCCCAGCGACGATCCAGGAGATCCTGCTCACCACTCGCGCTCCGGAGGCAGCCGAGCGTCGGCCGCGATCGCCTCGCCGAGAGAGACGGGACCGCTCTCGCGGCTCGGAGCCGCCCTGCGTCCCGAGCGCGGGAGGACGTCGAGCTTCGCGAGCCGCGCCGCGAACTCTCGGCGCTCGACGTAGCCCTGCGGGGCCGGGACGTTGCAGCCCCACTCGTCGGACAGGAACGCGAGGACCTCGTCGCGCAGGGCCTCGACGCGAGCGTCGCCGCCGACCGCGTCGAGGATGCGCTGGTAGTCGTCCACGACCGAGAGCAGGACGAGGACGCGCACCGCTCCCTCGCTCTCGGCGAGCCACACGGCGTAGCGCCAGCTCCCGAAGCTCGACGCGAGCTGCCGGTCCTCCTCGGAGGCGCGGTTGCGCCGCGCCCAGCGGAGCGCGGAGATCAGCTCGTCGTCGCTCGCCGGGAACTCGGGCGGGCGCTCGGGGACCTCGGGCCGACACCACGATCTGTGCATCCCGAGGCGCACCGCCTCGGCGCTCGCGAAGCGGACCATCTGCGCCTCGTCGGGCTTGAGGTCGCCGTTCATCAGCCGCTGCATGTCGCGGATCAGCGCCTGCTCACGAGCCCTTGCCGGTGCGGAGGGCTCGAAGGATCCGGTTGTATTCACTTGTGTTGCCTTCCTTTAGGTGTCGTTCTGCCTGCGCTCGAAGAGCGCGCTGTCGTTCGTCGGCCTGCTCGGCAGGCGTACTCGCGGGCGTCGGTCGCGCTCCTCCAGCGAGGGCCGCGAACCGCTCGACGCGGCTGCCGGTGCGACAGATCATTTCGAGGTCATCGTAGACCGTGCCCGCGTCGTTCTGGCCCGAGTGGAACTCCGAGCCCAGGCAGCCGTCGATCGCGGCGCGGATCTCCGCCTCCGAGTAGCCCTGCCGCAGACGCGCCAGGACGCGAGACGCACGCTCTGGAGTCAGTCGCGCCTTCGGCTTCGAGGCCCTGCGCTGCCAGTAGTCGAAGATCCGCTGGACGACCTCGCGATGCCCCTCGACGGGAGCCTCCGCGGGCTCGGAGACGAGCGCGAGCTGCGCGCCTCCCTGGAGGCGAGCGACGAAGGCCGAGAGGTCGGCGAGGACGTCCTCTCCGCGGGCGTACCGCGCCGCGATCGTGAGCAGCTCTGCGAGGGTCTCCGAGCGGTCCATGTGCCTCCGAGGGGCTCGTCTCTCCGAGCTGCCACGCCTAGCAGGACCGGCGTTCGTCGATGGGATCAGAACGGGATGTCGTCGTCGTCGCGCTGCTGGCTCGTCCCGCGCTTCTGCGGCTTCGCGTCGCCCATCGCCTCGGCCTCCTGCTGGTCGAGCACCCAGGCGTCCATCGTCCGCCGCTCCGCGGGCGAGACCTGGGCGAAGCACCGCTCCAGGTCCGTGTTCGTGTAGCCGTTCGACTCGCGGACCGAGACCTTCGCCTTGAACGGCTTTCCGAGGAAGGCTCGACGCACCGCCTCGTCGCTGTTGAGGTCGAAGGGCCGATCCTGCCCGATCGCGGCGCAGTAGACCGAGAGGCGACCGGCGACACCCGCCTTCGAGACGTCGAGCGAGACGTTCGCGAAGAACGTCTGCCCGCTCCTCGGACCGTGGATCACCTCGTACTTGGCGCGGAGGTAGGCCGCGCCGCTCTTCGCCGTGCGGCGCTCGAACCAGCGCATCGCGAGGAGGTACTCGCCCGCGGGGATGCCGCCGCCGTCATCGCGGCGGTCGCCGCTTCCGTTGCCGTGCTTGCTGGGATCGAACAGGGACATGGATCACTTGCCTTCCTGCGCCGTCGAGGCGCTCTTCTTCGGGGTGCTGGTGGGACTGGTGGAACCGGAGTGCGCCTCGCGGACGCGACGCACCCAGGAAGCGAAGTCGGGCTCCTCCAGATCGCGGAGCGGCCGGTAGGGCTTGAGCATGTAGTGCGAGGCCGCGACGGTGCGGACCTCGTAGGCGACCTGCCGCTGCCCGTCCTCGCCGCGGTCCTCGATGCGGCGCGAGGTGATGCCCACCACGTTGACGCAGCTCGCGAGGAACGAGGGGAGCGCCCGCATCGGGAGCGCGGGCTGGACGACGCGGCTCGCCTCGTCGCCCTCGCCGACGACGCGATCGTCCTGGAGCGAGAGGAAAACCACGTGCGTCGGGACGTCGCGGAAGGCGCGGATCAGCTTCTCGCTCCGGTCGCGCAGCGCGGCCCAATGCCGCTCGGTCCAGCGTTCCAGCCCGTCCTTCGCCTTCTCGGGAGGGGCCTCGCGGCGGACCTCGTTCTCCACCAGCTCGCAGGCGTCGGTCAGCGAGTCGATCACGACCGTCTCGGGCCACGCGCCCTCGTAGACGGTCGCGCTCTCGGAGCCGCGCTTCGCGGTGATCCGGAACGGCTGCGTGCGCGGCCCGTGGAGGGCCCGCACGACGTCGCGGTAGTCCTCCAGCGTCTCCATGTAGAGCGTCGGCGGGAGCGGCACGCCGCGGCGCACGGAGGCGCTGCGGACGGTCGCGAGACCCTGCCGCTCCGAGAGGAGGATCAGCGGCTTCGGGGCGCTGACGCCGATGTCCGTCTTTCCGGTTCCGGGTGGGCCGTAGATCGCGGCCTTGAGATAGCTCTCCGAGTCCGTGTCCGAGTCGATGCGCTTCACGTTGTCTCTCCTTGCTGGTCGGCCTCGCCGACCTTGGGCTGCGCCCTCGCCGAGTCTACCACGACCGGCGAGGGAGCGAGCCGATCATCTATCGATCGAGCGCCGCCACGCCTCGGCGTAGCTGACTCGGACTGCGCGGTCGTACTGACGCGCGAGCGAGGGTCCGAGGCGCTCCGGGACGAGCCCGTGCAGCCTCCAGGCGACCTCGGCCGGGGAAAGCTCCAGGACGTCCGCGTCGGCGTCCTGGAGGGCCTCCAGGGAGCAGCGCGACCGCTCCTCGCGGCAGAGCTGCTCCCCCAGGGCTCGGGCGACGGCGAGCCTCATCACTCGCCCAGGATCGCGAGCCGCAGGGCGTCGCGGGCCTGCCCGATGGACGCGATCAGCTCGTCCCGCTTCGCCCCGAGGACGTCGGCGTAGGTCTCGACCTGGGCCGCGAGCTGCTCGTACCGCTCGCGGCGGATCCCGATCGAGGCGTCGAGCTGCGCCTGCGTCTGCGCGTCCTCCGAGCCCGCCTCGGCCCGAGTCTTCGCCGCGAAGACCTCGACCTCGCGCCGCAGCGTGTCGAGCCGCGCCGAGAACGCCGTCGTCGCCGCCCTCGCGGCCTGCGCGAGGTGCTGGTGCGAGCCGGTCACCTGCCAGACCGAGAACTCGCTCTCGCCCTGCTCGCCCACCCAGCTCGCGAGCGTCTGGAGCTGCGCGAGCTTCTCTGCGGGGACGAAGTAGACGCCGCCCGCCTCGCCGCGCAGGTTCGTCGCGCAGAGGAGCGAGTCGGTACCCTTACCGTGCATCGCCCGCGAGAGGCACGCCGAGAGGTCCTCGGTGCCCGCGTAGGTCAGGATCTCCCCATACGCCTCCGCGACCGCGAGGAGCGTCCCGTCGAGCTGATCCTCCAGCTCCAGAGCGCCGGTAGCCTTGCCGACCGCGATCCGGACCCGCTGGTCGTAGCGCACCGTTGCCGCGGTCTCGTCCTTCGTGCGGTCCGAGACCGCGTAGGTGACGCGCTCGGGCGTCTCGGAGACCTTGTCGAAGACGATCCCCGGCTTGCCGCGCCTGACGCGCTCGCACGCCCGCGTGAGGCACGCCGCGTAGCTCGGGTCGCGGGGCACCGCGTCGCCGAGCCCCATCGACTTGAACGCGGCGCGGAGCCCGTCGCGGGCGACGAAGACGTCGCGAAGGGACCACATCGCGAGCGCGCCGACGATGTGCTCGCCATGTCCGCGTAGGACGGTCTGGATCTCCTGAGTCGGGGTCATTCTGCTCTCTCCTTGCTGCCGCCCTATCGCGGCGAAGAGCGCGCCGAGGTCGCGAGCCTCGGTGCCGGCTGTCCGGTCGCGCTGGGGGCGTCAGTCGGCGTCGGCGGCGTCGTCGTCGTCGGCCGCGACGGCGTCGGCCGCGACGGCCTCGCGCCACGCGGCGGCATAGGCGCGCAGAACCTCGTCGCGCCGCACCCCGTAGCGGACGAGGTGCGCCGCTCCGATGCGCTCCGCGACCTCCTCAATCGCGGCGTAGTCCCAGCCGCTCCCGTCGCCCGCCGAGGGGTCGTCCAGCACCTCGGGCGTGCAGTCGCCCGATGTGCGGTCGGCCGCGACCATGCGCTCGGCGATCCAGCGGATCGCGTGCTCGTCGGCCTCGTCGGCCTCGCCCTCGTCCTCGCCCTCGTCCTCGCCGTCGCCCTCGGCGACCGGCTCGACGATCAGGTCGCCGCGAAGCGCCTCGACGGTGGAGCCGAGCGCCTCGGCCGCGTCCCGCGAGGAGCGATAGCCCGCGGCGCGGTCCATCGCCTCGACGGCGTCGTCAGGAGTCTCGCCCCAATAGAGTCCGAGGCTCAGGCCCGAGGTGCGGTTCGCGATGCGGTAATAGATGGTCATCTGCGTCTCTCCTTGCTGCTGCCGCCCTGTGCGGCGCGTCGATGGGATTATCTTAGGACGCTTTTAAGCGTTGTCCAGTCTTTCGACGAAGTATTTTACAACCTCGCGAGATTGCTACGGAATCCGCCGCTCTTTTCTCTCCTCCGCCGCCTTTCGACGCTCGATCTCAGCCCGATACCGACGGAGGGCTCGACGGGCCCGCGCCAGCTCGTAGCGGCGCATCGGAGCGCCCTCGGGCTCCCTCCTCCGCTCGCAGGGGTCCGAGGCTCCGGGCCAGTCGCGACCCATCCCGCAGGCGCTACAGCGCCCCGAGGAGGCCCATCGGTGGCTCACGGCTCCTCGGGCCAGGGCAGGGCGAGCGTGCCGCGCCTCGGGGCCGCAGGCAGGTCGCGCAGCCGCTCGCGCGCCAGCTCGACGTGTGTCTCGTCCAGGTCGCCGCCGATCCATCGGCGGCCGAGGAGCTTTGCCGCCAGGAGCGTGGTCCCGGCGCCGCAGCACGGATCGCATACCAGATCGCCGGGGCGGGTGTAGTCCTCGACGAGACGCTCCATGAGCCACAGTGGCTTTCCGCCGATGACCCCAGAACGCCCCTGCTTGTTGCCTCGCCACCCGTACTCCGGCGGGACCACGTACGCTCCGGGCAGCGCCCCCCATTGCTGGGCGGCACGCGTGCGCGGCCGAGCCGCCACGGCCCAGACCGACCACTGCGACGGGCCATCGCCAGACAGCCGAACGCGTGATCCTGGCTCCACGCACGCGAGCGGGGCAAAGGTGTATCTCTCGGCCGCGGCTAACGATGCCTCCCACGCCTTCGCAAGCACATGGTCAGTTAGCGACACGATCCACCCGCGAGTTAGCGGGGCCCAGGTGTAAACGAACTCCGCCACATCGGCCGCAGACCAGGACGCGTATACCAACGAGCCGCGCCCAACTTCCTCCATGTCGCGATACGCCGAGTGCGTGCGCTCGCTGTACGGCGCATCGACGATCAGCGTGTCCACATGCCCCACCGTCTCGCGGACGAGCTGGGCGAGGTCGCGCCAATGCAGGTGACCGACCGTCCCGATCACTCGTCGCCCTCGGCGAAAAGCGAGAGCTGGTGGATGTTCTCCATCGCCTCGCGGAGCCGCGTCTCGGCCGCGCTGACGTCCTCCTTCGCGCTCTTGATCGCGTCGGCGCGAGCCTGCTTCGCCTCCTCCAGCGTCTGCCACGCATCCTCGATCCGGTGGAGCTTCGCCAGGGCTCGGGCAGGCTCGCCGACCGGGATCCCCTCCTCCATCGAGGCGCGGAGGCCTGCGAGCGCGACCGCCATGAATCCGGCGTGCTCCTTTCGCAGCTCCTGGAGCTGCTCCTTCGTCGCCTCCCACGCGAGGAAGCGGCGGCTGATCTGCTGCTCGCGCTCGGTCGGGAGCGCCTCCTGTCCGGTCATCGTCGTCGGTGCCTTCTTCGTCATTGTCGTCTCCTCAGAATGGGGGCTCGGGTGCGGTCATCGCCGCGGTGATCTCCTCGTGCGTCTCGACCGCGACGCGGAACGACTCGCGCAGCTCGGGCGCGGACGGATCGAGGCAGACGCTCCGGTAGACGCAGGGCATCGACCACGCGCTCGTGCAATTGCCGGGGTTCCTGGTCACGAGCCCGCCGTCGAGACGCGCCTCCCGCATCCGAGAGCCGTCGAGGAACGCCTCCCTCCGCCAGCGATCCAGCTCGGCATCGCTGCGGTAGAACTCCCGCCGCGAGAGGAACGTGTCGCCCTTCGCGATGAGCCTCGCGAGGAGGTCAGCCTGGGCCTCCGTGCGCTGGTAGCCTCGCTCCTCCTGCTGCTCCAGAGCGCGGGCGTAGATGCTCGGGAGCGTGTCGATCGCCGAGACCGAGACCATGCCCCGCTGCGTGATCTCCGGGGTCCGCGGAGCCCGCTTGCGGAGGACGTTGTACGCGATCCTCCCGGTCGGGACCTCGCCGCGCTCGATACGCGCCCCGAGGTCGCGCAGGCTCGGAGGCACCGAGAGAAGCGAGAGGATCCGCCCCTGCCGGATGTACTCGCGCACGGCCCATAGATAGCCCGCCATCTGCGGGTCCATCTCGACGCGCCGATCGATGGTCGAGACCTCCGCGCTCGTTGTCTTGTGATCGACCACGACGAGGTCCTGCGCCTCGGTGTCGTAGGCGATCAGGTCGATCACCCCGGCAAGCTGGAGGTGCGCGATCCGCCGCCCCATCGAGTCGATCAGCGGCGTCTGGAACGGGACCTCGACCCCGAGCGGGACGAGCGTCCGGAGGTCGCGCTCGTGCGTCTGCCAGTAGTGGCGGATCATCCAGAGCGCGGTCTCGAACGCCTTCGCTCCCTCCTCCTCGGACTGCTCCGAGGACGGCTCCCACGCCTCGCGGTAGCGCCTCGTCGCGCCCTCCGCGGCGTCGAGGACCTCGGGCAGCGCGGCCTCGCTGGCTCGCATCCGAGCCGCAGCGATCGCGAGATAGCCCGCGGCGAGACCAGCGTGGATCGCCGACCCGAACGAGAGCGGCGGAGCGACTGTCTTCGGGCGCAGACGCTCGACGTAAGCGAACGACCACTTCTGGCCGCAGTCGCGGAACGTCTGCACCTCCGAGTTGCTGATCACGGTGAGCTGCGGCTTCGAGCGGCGCTGCTTCACGACGGCACCTCCGCGAGAGCCGCCGCGACGAGCCCGCCGAGGGTCTCGGCGCGGTACGTCTGGAGCGAGAGCCTGGGGAGCCCGTGTGCGGACCGCCGCTCGACGGTCGCCTCCGCGCACCACTCGCCCCGGTGGAGCCAGACCCGGATCTGCGCTGGACCCCTCTCGCGGAGCTGGGCCTCCAGCTCGCGGACCGTCATGTCGTCGTATCGCTTCGTCATCGTCTCGTCCTCTCTGCGGCCTTCGCCGCTCACATCGAAAACACGCCGTCGAGCTTCGCGCTCGCGCCGTCCAGGTCTCCCGGCGCGAGCGCGATCGCCTGCGTCGCTCGGTCGCTGATCCAGGCCGGGACCGCGCTCGCGATCCCGACCGCGAAGAGCGCCGCGCCGTGCGCTCGGAGCCCGTCGAGCTGCCGGAGCTGCCCGTCGCGGTCGTGATCGACGCCGTCCGTGATCAGGACGACGTCGGCCCGAGCGAAGGCCCGCTGCTCCGCCGCGTCGCGGAGGAGCCGGTTCGCCTCGCCGAGCGCGCTCGCGATCGAGGTCCCGCCCCCGGAGAAGGACGAGACGCAGGCGAGGAGCGCGTCGAGGCCGACCGCCTTCGGCTGCGCGAAGCGATCGACGCTGGTCACCGCGCCGTCGAAATGCACGACCGAGAAGGCGCGGTTCTGACGCGCCGCGACCTCCATCATCGCGAGCGCGACCGCCTTCGCCCACTCGTCGCGAGCGCCGCGCATCGAGCCGCTCTCGTCGAGGCAGAGGACGATCGGGCCCTCGGCGCGATGGTCCTGCCCGCGGAGCTGGTACTGGAGCGCCGACCGCTCCAGGAGGCGACGGTAGAGGAGCGCCTCCAGGTCCTCGTCGGCGAGGAGGACCGACTCGCTCGGGAGGAGCCGCCCGAGGTCGTCGCCAGCCTCGACGTCGCACAGCTCTTCGCGACCGTGCGCGGCCTTCGTGTTCTGCTTCTGGATCGCCTGCGCTCGGAGGCGACCGGCGAGCTTCGCGATCCTCCGCAGCCGCTCGTCGGAGCGGAGCCGCTGGACGACCTCCGAGCGCGGACCCTGGATCCTCCCCGGCGAGCCCGCCTCGGAGCCGCAGCCGAGACCCGTCGCCGCCTCCTCCAGCTCCCCGAGCTGCGCGTCCGCCTTGGACGCAGCCGTCCGGAGCGCCCTGCGGACGCGGGAGACCGCCTCGCGGGCCCGCTGCGCTGCGGCCTCGTCCGCCGCCTCCGCGGCCTCTGCGCGGGCCTCCAGGCCGGGGAGACGGCCCGAGCGCGGGTTCGCCTCGCGGACCGACTCCGCGGCCTCTCGGGCCTGCTGCGCGTCCTCCTCGGGAGGCTGGACGACCGGAGCGAGCGCGTCGAGCGCCTGCGCCGCCGCGAGCCCCGAGGCCCAAGCGTCGCCCTCGGCGCGAGCCTGGAGCGCCCGCCACTCGGGGAGGCTCTCCGCCTGCGAGAGCAGATCGCGGACCCACGCCGCGCCCTTCGGCTCGCCCTCGACGGGCTCGCAGCCGAGCCCGTAGAGCGACCCGTAGACCTCGCGGGCGAGCGAGCCCCAGGGCCCGCCGTGCGCCCCGAGGACGCGACCGAACTCGCCCTCCGCCTTCGCCTCGTCCACGGCGAGGGAGCGGACCCACCCGCCGACCGCCAGCGCAGCGTCCGCGCCCGTCTCTAGCGAGACCATCGCGGCCTCGCGGTTCGCCTGTCGCCTGTCCTGCTCCATCGCTCTCTCCTCGCTGTCAGCCCTGCGCCGACGAGTGCATCCTAGCACGCTTCCGAGCGTCGTCTACTTTTCGTCAGAGGTCCAGCATCCGAGCGACCGCTTCGCGCAGCTCCGCGGAGCGGGCCTCCAGCTCGCCGACGAGGGCCCCGATCTTCCTCGCGCTCGCGGGGCTCGCCTGCGCCTGGAGGGCGCGGAGCTTCGCGACGCCCTTCCCCAGCTCGCGTCGGGTCGAGGGAGCCTTCGCCTCGAAGGCGGGGTCCGTCGGGGGCGGGAGCTTCGCGATGACCTCAACGAGCCCGTCGAAGGCCCGCTGCGCGTCGGCCAGCTCTGCGGAGGCGAAGCGGGCGCAGGCAGCGGCGACCTTCGGGGCCTGCTCGGGCACGTTCCAGAGCACGCTCGCGAGGACCGCGAGGTGCTCGGGAGAGACCTCCGAGAGACCGTCGAGCCACGCAGCGGCGCGGAGGAGCGCCGCGCACTTCCTCCAGCGTCGATCCGAGGCGACGATGCCCTCGCGGGCCAGCTCGGAGCGGAGCTGCCAGAGCGCCGAGACGACCGCCTTCGGGAGCGCGACCTGGGCGACCTCGGCCCGAGCCGCCTCCCACTCGTCGAGCGTGATCGTCGCCGTCGAGCGGAGGCTCGTCGTGCCCGTGATGATCGCCTCGAACGAGTCGGGCGCGTGGACGTACTCGACCCAATGCCGCAGGAGGAAGCGGTCCCAAAGCGCTCCCAGCTCGGCCGACTCGGGCAGCTCGTTCGACGCGCCGACGCAAGTCAGGAGCGGGACCGCCTGCGGCGTCGGACCGTTGTGGAACGTCCGCTCGTTGATCACGGCGAGAAGCGCGTTGAGGACCGCGCTGTTCGCCTTGAAAATCTCGTCCAAGAACGCGATGTGCGCCTCCGGGAGCTTGCCCGTCGTGACGCGGGTGAAGCGGTCGGCCTTGAGGGCCGAGAGCGAGACCGGCCCGAACAGCTCCTCGGGCGTCGAGAACTTCGAGAGGAGCCACTCGAAGTGACTCGCGCCCTGGATCGCGCCCGCGAACGCTCGGGCAAGCTCGGACTTCGCGGTGCCCGGAGGGCCGAGGAGGAGGATGTGCTCGCGGGCGAGCGCCGCGATCAGGAGGGAGTCGATCTCGCGGTCGCGCTCGACGAACGCGGACTGGAGCGAGGAGCGGATAGACTGGATCTTCGAGAGCGTCGTCATGGTGCCTTCCCTTGCTGCCGCTTCGTGCGGCGATGCGCCCTGCCGGTAGCGAGCCGGTCCCGATCCTCTCGGGGCGCTGCGGGGCTCAGGCAGCGAGCCCGCGAGCGAACCTCTTTGCCGCCGCGAGAGCAGCCCTCGGCGAGCCCGCCGCGGGGAAGGACGCGAGCACCTCGCCCTCGCTGCCGCAGACGTCGTAGCCGCCGACGATGTAGCGGCGCGACATGCCCGACCAGAGCGTCTCGTGGATGACCTGGATCTCGCCGATCTCCTCGCCGTCGCGCTGCACCGAGATAGAGCCGCCGTTGCCGGGGCCCGCGCTGTCGATCCGTCCGAAGGTCACCTTGTTCTGCGTCGGGGTCATCGTGCTCTCCTTGCTGCCGCCCTGCGCGGCGTCGATGGGGAGACTCTACCACGCTTCGGAGCGTCGTCTAGTCTTTTTTTCGTCTACCCGAATTTCGTCCCGCTGGACTCCGTCCGGGCTCCGCGTTACAGTCAGAGGGTCAGACGTCCAGGTCTGATGGGCGACGGCGTGCCGAGCGACGGGCAGACGGGAGACCGGAGCCCAGAGCGAGGTCCCGGAGTCCCCGACCCACCCCAAGACGGACCGGGGGGTGGGGTTGGGGCTCCTGCGGCCTCACTCTGGGCTCCGGGAGGTAGAGAAGAGGCAGAGAAGATGATCCGATCCTTGGAAGATCTCAGGTCGAGGACCACCCCTCTAGACGAGTGCTGGATCTGGTCCGGCGGACTCACCCAAAAAGGGTACGGCTTCTTCATCCGAGGAAGGAAGAAGCTCCGCGTCCACCGTCTAGCCCTGGAGCTGACGGGGGTCCGCGTCACCTCCGAGGATCTCGTGCTGCACTCGTGCGATAGGCCAGCGTGCTGCAACCCCGCCCACCTGCGCGTGGGGACGCACGAGGACAACGTCCGCGACGCGATGGATAGAAACCGCGTGGCGTGCGGCACTCGAAAGAAAAACGCGAAGCTCACCGACGAGCGAGTTCGCGTAGCGAGAGCCGACTACTCGCACGGTGCCACGGTCTCATCCCTGGCAAAAAGGTTCTCGGTGGACTACCGAACCATGAAAGACGTCGTCCTGGGACGCGCCTGGAAACACGTGAACGCCGAAGGGCTCAGCCCCTCGCGGGGTGAGCCCTTCTTGGCGGCTGCCGTCGATTCCAGCGACAGTAGCTAGACATGATCCTGCACTACCAGCGATCGCTGGTCAAGCAAGCCTCCCTCCCCTCTGGGCGAAGGGAAGAAACAGGCTACGAGGTAGCCAGCGAGGACGAGATAATGATCGCAGCTCTCTACGTTGAGCGAGGAGGGGCCTACTACGACCTCCCCGAGATCGACCCCTGGGACGAGGCACGAGACGCTAGACGCTACGAGGGGCCGCATCCGGTCATCGCGCACCCTCCGTGCTCGACATGGTGCCGCCTCGCCGCGGTGAACGAGGCGCGATGGGGGCACCCAATCGGGAGCGACGGAGGCTGTTTCGAGGCGGCACTCTCGTCGGTGCGCCGCTGGGGCGGCGTCCTGGAGCATCCCGCGTACACCTACGCCTGGGGAGCCTTCGGCCTGCCGCGACCCGTGCGCGACGGCTGGCAGCAGCTCCTCGGCGAGCGAGCCTGGGTCACCGAGGTCTCCCAAAGCGCCTACGGACACGACGCGAGGAAGCGGACGTGGCTCCTCTACGTCGGAGAGCGGCCTCCGGAGTTGCTCGACTGGAGCGACCCGGAGGGCACCGCCTGGGTCGGGAACGACGGCTCTGCCGGCGCGAAGCGGCAGCTATCGAAGGCCGAAGCGAAGCGGACCCCCCCCCCTTCCGCGACCTCCTGGTCCGTCTCGCGAAGGGCGCTAGGCCCCGCTAGGACGGATCGAGGCGACCGCGTCCCTCCAGCGGTCCAGCTCCCGCTGCATCGAGGACATGCGCTCGTCGCAGTCCCGGCCCTGAGCCTCTAGCTCCCCTCGGAGCGACTCGACCCGCTGGAGGCAGTCGCGCTCGCGCTCGTCGGAGGCCGAGTAGAGCCGCTTGGCTTCGTCCAGGTCGCGTCGGGCGTGCGCGTAGGCGTCGAGGACCGTCTGGCTCCTATGAGCCTCCTGCTCGGCCGCTATACGCGCCGCGTCGGCCCTGCTCTTCGCCGTGGTGCGGATCGCGAAGCCAATCGCTCCTCCGAGCCCTCCGGAGGCGATGGTCGCGAGGATCAGGTCTACGGCTGCGCCCATAGGGGTCTCACTCCGGGGTGACGTCGGCGTTCTCGACGTCGGCGAGAGGTTCAAGCTGGCTCGGTCGGGCGTAGAAGTCGTTCGACGTCCCACCGCAGTCTACGTCGAGGAGGCCGAGGCGCGTCGCTCGGGCGCGGTCCATGGTCCCGCCCCAGTCGTGGACCGGACCGTCGCAGAGGCCCCACTCGTCTACGTCGTCCAGGCGCCAGGAGACGACCTCGCGGGCGCGTTCGAGGACGGCGAGCCAGCGGGCGCGGTAGGAGACCCACGGAGGATGCGGCTCGACGCGAACGAGCCCGCCTCGGCCTGGGCGCGTGATCACGCGAGGCCACGAGTACGGCTCGCCGCCGTCCGCTCGGAGTCCTGCGACCCAGGGGCGCAGGCGCGAGGGCTCCATGCCGGTCGCTCTCGGCGAGTAGCTCCGGGCGAAGGTCTCGTAGCGCATCGCGTGGCGCTCCGCTCCTCGGAGGAGGACCTCGTGGATCGCGTAGCCGTCGCCGGTATCCCAGCACTCCCAACCGGCCTCGGAGACGCAGATGCGGGCGAGGAGGAGCGCGTCGGTCGCGAGGTCGGCGCGAGCGGAGGAGGCCCAGGCGAGGAGCAGGGCGAGGAGGAGGGGAGCGAGTCGGGTCATAGCTGGACCCGATCGTAGCCCGCCGAGAGTAGGTGGCGCACGAGCTGGGTCCCCGCGTCCACCTTCGTCGAGGAAGCGTTGAGGTGCTCGACGACGCCGCGGAAAGCCTTGAGCTTCGCGTCGGGGATTCGCGTCTCGACGGGACCGGAGAGGGTCGTCGGGACTGCGCGAGGCATCCCGAGCGCGGCCTGGACCGCGTCGCAGAGCCAGAGCCACGAGTCGAGCTGCGCCTGCGTGAACGCGAGCTGCCGGATCATGCGTCCGTGGACGCGGTGCGAGACCTCTTCGCGCTCGCGGCCCTGGTCGGGCGGCAGGCCGCGGTTGACGACCTCTACGCCCCACGAGAAGTCGTTGACGGCTCCAGCGTGGAGGCACGTGACGGCGACGGGATCGGCGTACTGCCAGATCGCGCCGTCGTATCCGATCGTGAAGTGAACCGATAGGTTGCGCGAGACGAGGACGTCGTAGACGCGCTTTCCGTCGTCCGCGGCGCTCTTGATCCCGGCCTCGCCCCCGGTCCAATGGCCGACGCCGAGCGTGCATGGCTGACGTCTCACGCGGCAGCCCTTGTATGGCGGCGCGAAGGCGAGGCTGGTCGCGGTCCAGTCGAACACGCGCTCGGTACCTCGGATCGGCTTCCCGGCGACGATCAGCATCAGCTCCTCCAGCCGATCAGCGAGGTCGTCAGGTCGATGTCGGCGACCGCGCCGGGATCGTTGATGACCTGGGCGCTCACCGTGACGAGGTCGCCGAGCTTCGCGACGGGCCACTCGACGTCTACGGTGCCCGACATGGCGAGCGCCGCGAGCGTCTGGTTCTGCGTCGGGCCTGCGCCGGTCGCGCGAGCCTGGAAGCGGTAGAGGTTCACGAACGGAGGGGCGATGAAGACGTTCGAGGAGGCGACCTCGCAGCGGAGGATCGCCGTCGTCGCGTGCCGCGGGACGAACGTCGCGAGGTTGATGTTCCGCGTGATCACCGACGCGGCGAGGACGGAGCCCGAGTCGATGACGATCGAGAAGCCGCCCGCCAGCTCCAGCGGGGAGACGCCGCATCGGTCCGACTCGTCGGTCGCGATCCATCCGGTGTTCGCTGCGTTGCGTCGAAGGGCTCCGATGCAGATCGCGTTCGTCGTCGCGAGAGCGAACGGCGCGGGAGGCGTGATCGCTGCCGAGGGAGTCGCGGTCCCGAGGACGGGAGGCGTCGCCGAGACGACGACGACGCCGCGCATCGAGAAGCCCTGGGCGCCCTGCGGAGCGAGCGCGAGGGCGCTCCACTCGGCGAGGTACAGGTAGTACCAGGAGCTGCCCGCGAAGACCGTCCCCGGCTCGATCACGACGCCCGAGGTCGCGTCGAAGACGCCCGTCGAGCCTCCGAGTCGAGCGCGGTCGTTGCTCGCCTCGGCGACGATGGAGACGTCATTCGAGACCACCGAAGGCGTCGAGGAGGTGAGGACCCGCTGCTGCTCGACCGTCGCCGTCGCAGGGAGCCCTCCCTCGACGACGTCGGGGAGCTGGCGGAGGTCCACGATGTTCAGCGGAGCGCCTCCGCCCGCGGGCCACTCGACGCCAGCGAGCGGCACCCAATCGCCGCCGCTCGGAGCCGGGAGGTTCGCGCCGAGGCCCGCGACGAGCTGGAACGTGATCGACTGGAGCGTGATCTTCGTGACCAGCGTCGGAACGAAGACCTGGGTCGTCGGGTTGTAGACGTCTCGCACCTGGGTCGAGGCGACGAGCGGGACCATCTGCGCTTCGAGGAGGAACCAAGTGTTCGCGCCCGGAGTCGGGCCCGTGATCGTCGTCGCCGTGTCGAGCCGAGCGAGGCGGTAGGTCGAGTCGAGAGCGCCGGGGACGGGCGGCAGAGTCGCGCTCTGCTGCGCGAGCACGCCGAGGCCGACGACGACGTCCGCGCCGCTCGGGGTCACGCCGAGGCCCATGCAGATCGACCGCGTCGCGTCCGAGAACGGCTGCCCGAGCACGCGCCGCGAGAAGGTCCGCCGGAACAGCTCCGCGAGGACGCGAGCCTCCAGGCTCTGGAGGTCGTTGATGTCGCCGCTCGTCGCCCGTTCGAGCGTGTTCATCAGGAGGTTGTCGTTGCCGCTCATGTCGTCCTCAGAGTGTCAGAGGGTAGGGTCGCGCACCAGGAGCCAACCGATGCCCGCCGCTCGCGCAGCCTCGATCGCAGCGTAGAGCGGAGCGAGCCCCGCGTAGTAGGTCACCGGGAAGCCGTCGTAGGCGTTCAGCGCATCGCTCGCGTCGTAGGCGTTCTCGGGATACGGCGCGTCATAGGCGAAGCCGAACTCGCCCGCGTTCCCGAAGCTCACGAAGAGCACGAAGAACGTCGTCTCGGTCCCGTCGCCGACGTAGACGGGCGCTCCGGGCGAGAAGAGGTCGAAGGCGTCGTAGGGGTCGAAGTCGTAGACGAAGCCGCGCAGGCCCGAGAGGCAGTCTCGCGTCTCCGCGAAGCGAAAGCGGATCCCGAGCGGAGTCAGGATCCGGCTCGCGATGCGGAGGATCGCTCCGGGGCTCACGACGTCGTCGAGGTAGGAGAGCCGCAAACGAAGCGCGGCGTCGGTCTCCCCAGGCTGCCTGCCCGAGCGCCGCTCGTCCGCGATCGCGTCGAGCCAGCCGTGCCGCCCGCCCGAGAGCGCCGAGGGCTGCTCGACCGTCAGCCCGAGGTCGGCGAACTCCTCGACCTCCGCCGTCAGCGAGTCGGGGAAGACGAGCGGAGCGCCGTCGAGGACCGCATAGCTCGTCGGCGAGCCCTGCGTCACCGAGAGGATGCGCCTCGGGACCGTGCCCCCGTTGATGCCGCCGACCAAGCGGACGTACTGGCCGATCATCGCCTCCGTGAGCCGGTCGGGCGTGCCCGAGTCCCGGAGCACGTTCCCGCCCTCGATCGTCGCCGTCACCGTCGCTCGTCCACGCGCCGCGAAGCGCGTCACGGTCTCGGGGAGGAGGTTTCCCTGGTAGCCCGCTCGGACGGCCTCCACGGGCACGGTAGCGGCTCCCAGGGCCCCTGCCGGGATGGTGACGTCCGCCGTCGAGCGGAGGCGGATCCCATCCGAGACGAGCCCGCCCGGAGAGACGACGTCGGCGACCCACTCCGTGCCCTGGGCGAGCGTGATCGAGCCCGTCGCCGGGGCCGCTCGCGTGACGAGGAGCGTGCCCGTCGCCCGTCGCTCCCCGGCCGACTCGGGAGCCGTCTGTGTCGAGTGCGGTCGCAGGTAGTACGCCTGCGTCGTGATGTTCGCCGCCGTCGCTACTCGGGCGAGCTGCTCCGCCTGCTGGGCGACCGCGTCGAGACCCTGCCCGTCGCCCTCGGTCTCGATCGGCGCGGTGTATGCGCGAGGAAAGAGCGTGCGCCAGAGCGCGAGAAGCTCGTCCTTGGAGATGGGCTCGAACGCCATGGATCAGACCGCCGTCACGAGGTCCGTCCGCGTCCGCAGGATCTGCCCCGCGCTCGGGACGAGGTCGCCGATCGGGGTCACTACCGCGTCGTCGAGCACGATCACCCCAGGGACCGAGCGAGCGACCGAGAAGAGCAGGCTCACCGGCAGCGTCGCGTTCGGCGGGAGCGCGTTCACCGCCGAGACCGTCGCCGCCTGGACGCGAGCGAAGGCCGCGGTCGTATCGACGCCAGCGGCGAAGCGGAGGAGATACTGGATCGGGACGAAGAGCGGGATCGAGCTGCTGACGTCCACGTAGACGCCCGCGGCGCGGTACTCCAGGAGCGCGGACTGGACCGCGAGGACGAGCGCGGCGTTCGCCTGCCCGAGCGCGTCCGCGACGTAGAGCGAGACGCGGCCGGTCGGGATGCCGAGCGAGTCTACCTCCTCGACCGCCGTCGCCTGCCGAACGCCAGGGACTGTCAGCGCGCCGAACTCAATCGCCGCGATCGTCCCTCGCCGAGCCTGCCGGAAGAAGTCCCGCGCCCGCGCTCGGAGCCTCGCGTCGGTCTCGACCTCGTCCCCGCCTGCGGTCGGCTCCGCGTTGAGCACGAGGAGGTTCGGGTCGCTCGGAGGATTGACGAAGGCGTTGATCGCCGCGGGCGCGACGTTGCCCGCGAGGCCCGCCTGCCGAGCGCGGATCGGGACCGAGACGGGTCCCGTCGAGCCAGCGAGGACCGTCGCGACGACGGTCGTCTCGAACTGAACGCCGCTGCCGGTCGTGAGCTGCGTCCCGATCGGGAGCGTGACGAGAGGCAGAGCGCCCGCGACTCGCGTGAGCTGCACCGTGCCGAGCGCAGGCGTCGCGCTCTTCCGGACGATCGTCGGCGAGAAGCGGTCGCCCACGAGGCGATCGAGGTCCTCGCCCGTCGCGCCGTCGAGGAAGAGCGCGTTGATCCGGAGCGCGAGCTGCCGCGTGACCTCCTCGGCCATCGCCGAGGCCGAGGCGACGAGGACGTTGATGTCGCTCCCGTCCGTGTAGACCTGCGCCGCGTCGATGCGCTGCGCGGGAGGACGGGTCTCGGACCGCAGGAGGACCTCGTCCGCGCCGAGGCGGAAGAGGTCGGCTCTCGTAGGCAGATCGGGCATGTCAGCCGCTCCTCACTCGCACGGGCACCGTCAGCTCCTCCGTGAGCCCGTAGCGGTCCGTGACCTTCATCGTCAGGACGATCGTGTCGGTCGTACCGGCCGCGAGCTGCGCCGTGACGAGCGCCGTCGCGACGTCGGGCTCGCGGAGGATCTGCGCCTGCGCCTCGGCCTGGAGACGACGCAGAACGTCCGGACGGATCGTGCCCTTGAGCGTCAGGCCGAAGCCATAGCTGGGCAAGTGGAAGAACTCGCCCTGCATCGTCGTCGCCCTGCGGAGGATCCGCTTCCGCAGGTAGCTCTCGCCGCGCTCTAGAGCGTAGTCGCCCTCGGGCGTGACCTGGAGCGTGCCGAGCGGCGTCGGGCGCACGCCCTGGGCGTCTTTGAGGAGCCAAGGGTTGTTGAGGTCCGCGGGCGTCTGCGCTGCGGGCGCGAAGGGCGAAGCGACTCGCGTCGGCGGGAACGTCTCGAAGACCGCGCCCGCGCAGAGGCTCACGATCGGGAGGCCGGTCAGGTCCTCGATCGTCGGGCTCGCGTGGATCTCGTACCGCGCAGGAGCCGAGAGCGGACCGTCGAAGAGCACGCGCACGGTCAGCGCATCGACGCGCTCGGTCCATTGCGCGAGGCGGACCTCCGCGTCGTAGGGCTCCAGCACCGAGAGCGTCCAGTTTGCGGGGTTCCTCGCGTCGTAGACCGAGCCGGGGTCGAACATCCTCGGAGGCGCGGAGAACGTCACCAGGACGGCGTTTAGCGCCTCCTGGACCGCCGAGACGACCGCGAGCGACGAGCCCGAGCCGAAGGGCGTCGAGCCGACGCCTCCCGATCCGAACGCGCCGCCGCATGTCGCGAAGGAGGTCACCGGACGTAGACGACGCCGGTGACGTTGCCCGCGCCCGCGCCGATGCTCGCTTCGCAGGTGACGTCGGTCGCGTTCTTGTTCACGGCAGCGAGGTTCCCGGCGGCGACGTTGTCGCTCTCCAGGATCGCGACGTACCCGTTCGGCGAGTAGAGGTCGAAGCCGAAGACGAGCAGAGCGCCCGCAGGCGGAGGGCCCGGAGGCAGCGCGACCGTGGGCAACGGGAACGAGCGCGGGGCGATCGCGCCCGACGCGGGTCCTCCGCTCGTCGCGAACGGGACCGGGAGACCGCCGCGGAAGGTCGAGCTGCGGGCGTCCATGTCGATCCCCGCCCTCGCGTCCGCGAGCAGCGAGACCGAGCAGCCGCGGAGGAGGATCACCTGACGGTTCGCGGCTGGAGCCTTGACCTCCGCAGCGATCGTGCCGATCGCCACGCCTGCGAAGTCGAAGAGCATGTTGAAAGGCGAGTCGGGGATCTGGTTGATCGTGAGGTCGATCGACGTCGCGCTGCCTCCGATCATGCGGATCTGCGGGAACTGGAGCGCCGCCACGAGCAGCTTGTCGTCGCGCATCGCCGTCTGGATCGTGCAGTCGATCCAGGTGCTCCGCGTCTGCCCGCTCACCTTCGCGATGTCGCGCACCGTACACCGCTCGTAGGTCGAGCCGAGGCATCCGGTCGGAGGCGCTCCGGGAGAGGCGAAGTCAAGGTTGTCGATCACGTTGCTGATCGTGACGTCCCGGATCTGCGCCTCCGCGCAGTTGACGATCGACAGCTCCAGAGCGTCCGCGACGTCGCGCTCGACGATGCGCTCCACGCGGAGCAGCCCGCAGGAGCGGAACGCGAGAGCGCCTCCAGGGACGGTCGTCGTGACGTCGAGGTCGAAGAAGCAGGCACCGAAGCGGTTGTCCGTGCCTGGAGTCGGGAACCACAACGGAGCGTTCGTCCCGTCGAGCACGATCGGGTTCGTGCCGTCTCCCCGAACGGTCATCGACGCGAGGACGAACTGCTCCCATTCGACGAGGTTCGGAGCGGGCGTCCCGTAGACGAGCGAGAACGCGGGACCGCTCGCAGCCGTCACGAACGTCGTCTTCGGGCCACGCCCGATGATCGAGATGTCCTTCAACGTCGGGTTGGAGAGGTACATCGTCCCAGGGCCGACGAAGTAGCCCGCGCCGAGGAGGATGACGTCCGTGTCGAGCGCCGAGGAGAGCGCCGCCGCGATGGTCGCGAACGGCTTCGTCGAGTCGCCTCGCGCACCCGTCGCGTCGTTGCCGCCGTTCGCTGCGGTCTCGACGTAGAGCACGTTCGCAGCGGTGATCCCGCTGCCGCCGCCGCCCCCGCCGATCGGGCCGACCGTCGCGCCCGCCGCGTCGATGATGTAGAGCTGCTGGTCGCTATCGTCGAAGTAGAGGATCCCCTCGCCTGCGGAGGGAGCGGGAGGCGTGCCCTCCCCGAGTCGGATGTGCGCTGCTGTCATGCTCTGGCTCCTATCAGGGGAGGACGACGATCTGCCCGCCCGGAAGCGCGACGAGCGACGCTCCAGGGTCGATGATGAGAGGGGCTTTCACGAGATACTGGTAGTTGGGCTGCACCGTGACGTTGACGCCCGAGACGAGCCGATACCGGATCCCCGTGCTCGAAGCGTCGGCCTGGAGCACGAGGTCGCGGAGGGCCTTCCACCAGCCGAAGGCGGAGCCGGTCCCGAAGGGCGCGAAAGGCTCGTTGTTCTCGCTCCTCGCGATGACGTTCGCGCCCGCGTTCAGCCTCGACGCGCTCGGGTCGGCGGTCTCGTTCGCGGCCGGGATCAGGAGCCCCGAGGACGGCAGACGCACGCCGAAGATCCGCACCTGTCGCGACTCGGTCGGCAGCCCCTCGTCCACGATCAGCTCGATCCGGTACGAGCCCCAGCATCCAGCCTGCGGCGAGAACGTCCAGCTCGTCGGCCCTGCCGCGACGAGGCTCGGGATCGCCGTGAGGTCCTCGGGCGGGACCCAAAGGAGGCGGACCTTCGTCGAGCTGCCGCCGCCGACGTTCGTCACGGTCACGAGCGCGCCCGTGTCGAGCCCGTCCGTGCGTGCGATGCCGGGGGTCCCGAGGGGCAGACCGGCCTGATCGATCCTCATCTGCGCGGGCATGGCGCGGAGCGTAGCACTACTCGCCCCGGATCCGGCTCGACAGGGCGCTCTGGAGGGCCGTCTTCGCCGCGATCAGGGCAGGGGCGAGGGAAGCATAGGCTGCGGCCACGGAGGCCACCGTGAGCGCCCCGTTGGGCGGCGCAGGGGTCGCGGTAGCTAGGGCCTGCGCGAATGCATCGAGGGCGTCGATCAGGTCGTCGAGCGCGTCGAGCTGGTCGTCGCCTCGGACGTAGCTCTGGCCCGCGCTGTCGTCGGCGAGGGTCACGGTCTGCGCGAGGAGCTTCGCGTCGTCTTCCGCCGAGACTCGCCAGAGCGAGCCGACCTGGGCCTCGTAGTCGTGCGGCGTCACGAGGAAGTGGGTGGTCTCCGCGAACGCCTCGTCGATCGTCTGCCCGTTGACCTCCTCGGGCACGGGGCGCTCGGTCGTCGGGACCAGCGCAACGATCGTCGGCGTCCCGTTGAGGTCCGCCTCGGGGAGCAGGCAGGCCGCGAGGACGCCGCGCTCGATGGGCGAGGACGAGCCCGCGCCGTCGCCCGCGTAGGGCCAGCCGACGCGGCAGGGGATGGGCCCCTCGCCGTCCAGGGGCCCGCCGACGACGGTGACGTCCACGATCCAGCCGAGCCCCTCCTCCCAGCGGATCGCGTCGTCGTCGTCGTCCACGCGCCCGTAGAAGAGCCACGTGCGCGTATCGGAGCCGGGGCCCTTGATCAGCTCTCGGAGCCGACCGGCGTCGAAGCGAGTCCGGATGCGCGAGCGGACCGTCACGGTAGCGTCCCTCCTCCCGTCCTCACTGCCTCGACCGCCTCGGGCGTCGCCTCGTCGAGCGCCGCGGAGCGGTCGGCGTATTCGTCGGGGCTCACCGAGCCACCCTCGACCGCGTCGCCGAGGAGGTCGCTCTCGCGGTAGACGCGGGCGACGTCCGCTGCCAGCTCCGGAGGCGCTCGCTCGACGTCCTCGGCGACGTCCGGAGGCAGGGCCGAGTCGTCGGAGATCGAGCCCGCGCTGATCGTGCCTGCGTCGTCCACGAGCGGGACCGCGTCTCGCTCCTCGCGAGCGGTGATGAAATTGATAAAGTCCACGACCGCGTTGAAGCCCTGCTCCGCGTCCCATTGCAGTCGGATGTTCTGGGCGCGGAAGATCGTCTGGTTCGCCGTCGCGTCCTGGAGCGCCGCGAACCGCTCCGCGGTCGCCGAGGGCCAGCCGAGGGCGCGGTAGTAGTCGGTCCGAGCCTCGCGAGTCAGGGCCGCGATCTGCGCCGCCGTCATCCCGGTACCGCCCTCGACGTCCTGGCTCGCCGAGACGAGCAGCTCGACGCCGTCGCCGTTGTCGAGGTTGAGGAGGTCCGCAGGGTCGTCGCTCTCGACCGAGGCGACGTCGTCCGTCTCCAGGTTGCCCTCGATCTCCTGTCTGCCGGTCTGCTCGAAGATGTTCCTCGCGACGCCGAGGAGGGTCTCCCCGTCCTCGACGCCGCGGACGACGTAGGTCTGGATCCGCTCGCTCGGATCATGCCCCGAAACCCCAGGCGTGTTCGGCCTCGTGGGCGTTCGCGGAGGATCGTTGATCCCGAGCGTGCCGTAGCGCGGCGAGCCCTCGGGGCAGGGCCAGCGAGCCCAGGCGGTGCGACCCGAGGACGGCTGGAAGCAGCGCACCTCGATCGTCGGGACGCGGTTCCCGCCGAGCTTCCGCGTGAATTCTAAGTGTTTGAGGTTGCGCCCGTAGACCATGCGCCGCGGGACGTCCTCGCCGACGTAGAAGGTCCTCGGCTCGCATATGTGCAGCTCGTAGTCGTAGATGATCGGGACGAGCCCGACGCGGGCGCACGCCTCGGTGATGTGGTCCCATATCGTCTGCTGCTGGTCGCCGCTCCTCCGCTGCCTGAGAGCGCGACCTCGCCGAGCCCTCGTCGTCGTCGGGGCCGAGTCCGCGGGCGTCGGAGCGATGCCGGGGTTCGTCGATCCAGGCCGACCGTAGACGACGCGGATCCCTCGCGTCGGCGCGTAGTCGTCGCAGAAGGCGCGGACGCCCTCGTCGATCGGCACGGTGAGGTCGATCCCCGATCCAGTCGCGAGCGGCGTGTCGAAGAAGATCGCGGAGAGGTCGCGGCACTCCAGCGTGATCGTGTCGCCCTCGTCCTGGTCGAACGCGATCTGCCACGTATCGACCCACCCGACGAAGCGCGTCGTCTGCGCGGCGCGAGACTCCGGACCCGCGAGCGTCGTCGAGCGCGGCACCAGCGAGCGGAGCGAGCCGTCCTCTCGACGCTCTCCGCGCATCCCCGCCTCGTAGTCCTCCGCCGAGACGACGCCGAGCGTGATCTCTATCGCCGCCGCTCTCACGAGCCGCGGGTCGAACGGCGCGTCCGCGTAGTTGATCGTGACGCTCGCGGTGTCGGCGGTCCGGATCCCGTTGCGCTCGATCTGGACGTTCATCGGCACGATCGACCCGAAGACCTGACGGTCGTCGGGCGAGGGACCGTCGATCACCGGAGGCGCGTCCGCGGGAGTCGCCGCGGCCGAGCCGACGCCGAGCTGCGCGAGGAGCGACTCCCGCTGCGTCCGCAGCCGCACGAGCGCCGCCTCCGGATCCCCGGTCGTCACGGAGTCCGGGTCCGTCTCGATGGTCGCGATCGACGACTCGACCTCGGCCAGCTCCGACTCCAGCCGCTCTCGCGTCGCAGGGCTCGCCGCGTCGGTCGAGGGAGCCGACGCGGCCTCGGTCTCGGTCTCAGGCAGGCCCGCCTCGTCGCGGAGGCGAGAGACGAGCGCACCATCGTCGGCGAACTCCTCGACGCGGATCGCGAGCTGGACGCGGGCGCTCGGGTAGAAGACGGTCATCGTCGAGGCGGGATGTAGACGGTCGTCCCGGCGAGCACGAGCGAGTCAACGAGACCGTTCGCGTCCGCGATCCGCTGCCAGTCGTCCGAGGAGCCGTAGTAGCGCAGCGCGAGGCCGCGAAGGGTCGTATCGCCAGGGACGACGACGGTCTGCCCTCGCGGAGCGACGTCGCGCTCCAGCTCTCGACGGGCGACCCGAGTCGCCTCCGCCGCGAGGACGTCCTGCGTCCGAGAGACCGTCCTGCGCCACGACTCGATGGAGAGCACGCCGAGGACCGAGTCGCTCGTGATCGCCTCGGTGTAGGGGAGGTCCGAGAGGAGGACCGCCGCGCCCTCGACCTCGGAGCGGATCGTCGAGGCCGACGACGCGACGAGGTTGACCGGCTCCGTGATGCTCGCTCCGGGAGCCGTGAGCGTGATCGCGTTGAGCCCCGAGAAGACCTGGGCGAGCTGGACGCGCTCGCTCCGGAGCGCCGCCGAGAGCGCCGCTCGATAGGCAGGGAGCGCAGCGCGTCCACGGGTGCTCCGGACCGCCTCGTCGTTCGCGTCCATCGACGAGCGAAGCGCGGGCTTCGGCTCCGCGACCTCCTCGGCCGCACGAGGAGCCGAGAGAGCCTCCTGGAACCAGACGAACTCGGCCTCCCACTCGACGTCTTGCGGGCGGATCCACGACGGCGTGAAGCGCGAAAGGATGCCCTCGCGGACGACCGAGTACCATTGAACGCGGAGCCGCTGGCCCGAGCGCCGCAGCGCCTCGAACGCCTGGACGACGCGCTCCGCCGTCGCGGTATCGCCAGGAGAGAGCCCATCGAAGCCGACCGCCTCGACCTGTCCAGGGAGGAAGCGGTCCTTCCAGGTGCCCTGGATGACCGTAGGCTCCAGCGTCGAGGCGAGAACCTGCATCGTGCCCGAGGGGTTGCCTGGGTAGAACGTGAGCTTGTGGTTCGTCGAGCCGCCGAACGCGACGCGCTGATAGGGCAGGGCGCGACCGAGCAGCTCGACCTCGCGGAGCTGTCCGGTCAGCTCGACGATCGAGAATCGGCCAGCGAGAGACAGCGGCTCGGTCACTCAGTACCTCGTCAACGCGGGCACGAAATTGGAGGTGATCCGCGACTCGGCCTGCCGGTTGATGTCCTCGATCATGTACATCAGGACGCGGTCGGGGTCGCTCTGCCGGAATTCCTGGTTGACCGTGATCCGAGAGCCGCGGAAGTCGTTGACGGTCGTCGCTCGCTCGGTCGGCGTCGTCCCTCCCATGCCGGTCGGAGCCTCGACCTGTCGAGCGCCCTGCGAGATAGCCCGGACGGTCTCCGAAACTGCGCCCGTCGTCGGCGCCGTCGTCGCGAGGCCGAAGATCCCGAGGAGCCGAGACAGCTCGACGCCCAGCTCCAGGATGAAGTCTCGGAACGGATCGACGAGATAGACCCGGACCGCCTCTGCCATGGCGGACATCTGCGTCAGCACGCCGCGAAGGGCGAAGACAAAGATCCGGACGCTGCTGATCCCCTGGAGGAGCGCCGGGATCAGGATCGCGGAGAGCACGGTCCCGAGCAGCTCCAGCATCGGGACGAGGACGTCGCCGCCGTAGACGCCGATCATCGCGAGGTCGGCCCCGATCTGCTCCAGCACGGGCAACACGAACGAGAACATCTTCTGGAAGGCGTCGAACCGCTGGTAGACGACGAGCGCGACGCCAGCGACCGCAGCGAAGACAGCCGCGACCGCCGCGAGAGGCGCTGCGAGGCCCGACATGGCAGCCGCGAACGCGCCGACGCCTCCTCCCGCCCCTCCAGCCGAGAGGAGCAGCGTGCCCAGCTCTGCGAGCGCGGAGAGCCCGTTGATCGCAGTCGCGATCCCGCCGAGGCCCGTCGCGAGAACCGCACGAGCCGCGGAGAACGCGAGGAAGGTCTGCCCCGCTCGGATCAGACCGGGGAGCACTTCGCGGAGGTGGCGCACCATGTCGCGCCCCGCCTCCATCATCTCGCCCCAATGGCTCGCGAGGTAATCCATCGCCCGATCGAGCGCAGCGAAGACGCGCCCGAGGTGCTCCCCGAGCTGCGCCCCCGCAGCCTGGAGCGTCTGCCGCATCGAGTCGCGGTTCTCCAGGAGCCGATCGTTGAGCGACCCGAGCCAAGTCGTCAGCCGCCCGAACGCGGGCCCGAAGAGCGCCCCCGTGAGGTTCTCGACGATGTCGCGGAAGGTCGAGGTGACGCCCGCGAAGCTCTGCCCGTATGCCTCCGACGCCTCGGAGAAGCTTCCGAGCGCCCGCGTCATTATCGCGATCCGCTCGGGCTGCGATAGCGCGTTGAACGCCTGCGCGTCCTCCGCGATCGCGCCCGTCGCCCGAAGCATCGAGAACAGGCGGACGTCCATGCCCGCAGCGCCGCGAGCCATCGCCTGAATGTCCCGGCTCGCTTGCGGGAGGTCGATGTTCAGCGCCGTCGCCGCGCTGACCGTGTCGAGCATGACGTCGCGGATCTCGGTCGTCGCGAGACCCGCGCCTCGGAGCGGGCCGTAGATGCCTTGGAAAATGTCGAACAGCTCTCGCGACGTCGCGACCGAGCGGAGCGCGTCGGTCTGGATCTGCTCGAAAAGCGCCGCGCTCTCCCGCTGCGCCTCGGAGAACGGGATGTGCTCGACCGCCGACATGACAGCCGCGAGACCGATCCGCGTCCCTTCGAGACCCTGCTGGTACTCGACCGCGTTCGAGACGAGCGCCCGCATACCGCCGACGACGGCGTTGATCCCGACGTAGGCAGCCCCGAAGCCCATCAGCGAGCGCACGAGCCCGCCCGCGAGACTCTGCGAGCCAGCGAGACCCGAGCGCAGGCTCTCCAGACGACCGGCGAGAGACTGGAGCGAGCGGATCCCGGCCTGGGCCCGGATCACCAGCTCGCCTTCTACGCGGTACTCCTCGCCTGCCACGACGCCTCCAGCGTATCAGCCTCCGGGCCTATGCGCCGCGTTCTCCTCGCGCACGATCTCCGCCACGCAGTCCGCGAAGAGCCCGAGCCAGTAGACGTCACACGAAAGCGCCTCGGCGAGCGTGATCGAGGTGTACCGCGTCACAAACGCAAGCCGCTTCGTCACGACCTTTTCGTGATGCTCGACCTCGTGGCGCGACCAGTACGCGAGCCACGCCCAATAGGCGATCGTCCCCTCCGTCAGCCGATCCGGAGAGACGCCTGCGCTTTTCCCATCGCGTCCTCCCCAGGCGTGCCGACCCACGCGAACATCGCCGTCGCGAGCTGCCGCCCGCCCGAGCCGAGGTGCTCCCAGAGCCACTCGTCCATGCCTCGGCCTCGGTCGATCACCTCGCCGTTCAGCGAGTGCAGAGACCGGCGAGCCATGGCCTGAGCCATGGACATGACGTCGCCCTTGCTCTCGCGAGCCGCAGCCAGCTCGTCCGCAGGCGAGAGCGCGAACAGAGTCAGCTCGAAGTCCTCGCCGAAGACGCCAGGGGCGCAGACCGAGTGATCGACGACGAACGTCACGCTCCGACGAGGGACCTCGGGACGACGTCCGCCCTCCAGGCCCTTCGTCGTCCGCTCGAACGCATCCAACAACAGCCGCCCGTTGCGGGGCTTCTCTCCGCTCGTCATGTCTCTCCTCGCCTCGCCGCCTTCTTGGAGGACGCGGCGGGCTCGGAGAAGGCGACCGAGCCCGCCGCACCAATCAGAAGAGGAACCGGCCCTGCGAGCACTCGAACTCGACGGTCGCCGAGACGTACTCGTCGCGACCGCCCACGTTCACCGGCAAGGGGCCGAAGAAGACGTCCTCCAGGAGCACGCGAGGGCGCTCGCCGTTCGGGAAGCTCATCGCGACGAGAACGTTGAACCGAGCGCCCGCGGGGCTCCGACGCTGCGAGCGGTCGGTCACCTGCTGGACGAAGCGGAAGTACGCCTGCCGGTCGAGGTGAAACTCCATCCGGCCCGATACGCCCTTGAAAATGTCGTCCTTCCGCTCCGTGGTCTCGCCCAGGTAGCCCTCGGACAAGATCTCGGTCTTGAACTCCAGCTCGAAGGAGCTGACGCCTCCGGAGCCGATCGCCTCGACGTTGCCCGTGGGGGCGACCATCGTGACGCGGACCTCCTGGCCTTTGATGCGCTGCGACATAGTGCGGGTCTCCTACTCGATCAGGACAGGTCGGCCACGGTGACGACGCCCTCGCCGATCTCGGTCTGGAGCACGATCGCATCCAGGCTGGAGAGGGTCCGGACCTTGACGATGAACACGAAGATGCCGCGAGCGGTCAGCTCGGGCGTCTGCCCGCTCGTCTCGTCCACGAGGAACGAGTCGATGCGCGCCGTCTCGGGCGCGTTGATGCTCTGCAGCTCCGCGAGGAACTGCTCGATCACCGAGCGGATCGAGTCGCGCCGAGCAGGCGTCGCGAGCCGCTTCGAGAACGGCACCAGAGCCCGAGCGAGCGAGTCCTGGATGAAGTCGGCCATCTTCCGCCGCGCCTGCGTCGTCTTCCCCGCGGTGAGGTCGGTCGTGATGCCGCTCTGGTAGACGCTGCCGCTCGTCGGGTCGCGCCGAGGAGCGCAGATCCCGTTCGCCTTGAACGCGATGTACGAGTCGATCCCGAGCGCGACCGTCGAGCCGCTCTCCACGACGGGCTCGACCGCGAAGAAGTTCTCGATCAGGCCGGTCGCCTGCCCAGGGTTCTCCTCGGGCGGGAGCTGGCAGTCGATGGTCGCGAGAGGCGCGTCGCCGCGCATCGTGATCACGCCGTCCTCGGTGAAGCCGAGCCCGCCAGCGGTGCCACGAGCCGCGATCTCCGGGACGCGGACCTTCCACCCAGGGTAGGTGTAGAAGACCCGATCCCGCCGATACTGCGCGACGTCCGCGATCGCCTGCGCCCGCGTGAAGCCGAGCGGAGCGCCCGTGATGTACTTGCGCCCGTACATGCCGCCCGCCGAGGCATCGACGGCGTTCTCGCGACCCTTGCGGATCACCGCGTCGCTCCGCCGAGCCGCGATCGAGAAGTTGACCTCGCGGACGACGTTCGCGAGGTCGATCGTCCGGTCGAACGCCGCCTCGTAGGCGACGTCCATTTGCGGCTCCGTGAGCGCAGCCCCGAGCGCGTTCGGGTTCGTGACGTCCATGTCGGCGAAGGACGGGAGGTCCACGAGGACGCTCACCGTGCCCGCGCCAGTCCCGAGCGCCGTTCCGTCGTCGAGTGCGGGGCGCACCTTGACGATGTGCGGGCCGACGTTCGGCGACGTCGCCGTGCCCGCCGCGATGGTCAGCGTCTGCATCGTGACCCACTCCGCGCCGCCCGCCGTCCGCACCCGAGTCCCCGCCGCGATGACGCCACCGGAATGCTCGCCCGCCGTGATCGTCGTCGCCAGAGGCGAGAGGCCGAGCGTCACGGACATGGAGGTCGAGGCGACGCTGATCGTCCCAGGCCCGCCCGAGCGGTAGAGCCGGATCCGACCCTGCGAGTCCACCCGAGCCGCCGCGTTGATCGCGAGCAGAGCGAGCGTCGCGTTGACGATGGTCGCGACCTCCGCGGGAGTCACCGAGAGGATGTTCGCGACGTTGCCCGTGCCCGCCGTCGAGCCCGCGACATGACCGATCGACGCCAGAGCGCCCGCCGTGCCGTCCGCGAGTACGACACTCCCGCTCGTGCCCGCGACGATGCCGTCGAGCTGCACCGCGCCGCCGACGACGCTCGCCGCCGCGTAGCCGAGCACGAGATTGATCTTCGCCGCGACCTGAGCGGGAGTCTGATCGCCCGCCGCGAAGGTCACGCGAACGGTCGGCCCGCCGTCGATCGTGAAGTCGATCGCCTCTCCGCCGACGTAGCCCGAGGCCACGAAGACCGCGCCGGTCACCGTCGCGACCGCAGCCGCGAGAGCCGTCGAGGAGGCAGGACCGCCGACGTCGGTCGTCATCGTCAGGACGTCGCCCACCGTCAGCGCGAAGGGGCCCGACCGGCCGATGATCGCCGCCAGAGGCGAGAACGCGACCGAGCCCACCGACGTATCGACGCGGGCGACGATCAGACGACGAGGGCGACAGAACTTGAGCTTGAGGAAGCCGTTCCCGTTCCACAGCTCGAAGAGATGCCGCCGCGCCGAGGGGTTGTTGCTCGGGACGCTCCCGTAGGTGTAGCCGAAGCCGCCGAAGCGGTTCACGAGGTCCTCCGAGCCGAAGACCTCCTGGACGCCGGAGACGCCCGCTCCGACGTACTCCGGAGCATCGCCGCCCGCTGCGAAGGAGCCGTCCTCGAACTCGCCGACGCAGAGAAGCGTTCCGCTCCCGGTGCCCGTCGTCGGGCTCTGCGGCGGGAGGTCGATGATGTCGACCGCCTCGATCTCCGCCAGCGTCTCGATCGTGGGCTGGCTCTCGAACCGTCGGATGAAACCGGCCATGTCTCGTCACTCCTCGCAGGGAAGGTCGCACGGAGAAGGCGTGCGGCCGATCTGAACCGTCTCGCCGACGCCGCACTCCGGGAGCACGACGCGGATCGCCGCGAGCGTAGCACGCCGAAGGTGGACCTCGTCCACCTCCGCTCGGATCCGAGCCATGAGCCGACGCTCGCGGACGTAGACCGAGCCCGCCGCGTCCATGCGCTGCATCGAGAGCAGGCTAAGGCGCACGCGCCGCCCGAAGTACGTCGGCGGGCCCTGGACGACCACGCCCCAGGAGTCCTCGCCCGGAGCGAAGAGCCGAGGGAGCGACGCCGCGACGGCCTCCCGCGTAGGGTCGTCCTCGCACCAGAAGTCGACCTGGAAGCTCGTCGCGACCTCCGCCGTCTTCCACAGGACCGTGCCCTCGCCGAACTGCCCGAAGGTCTCGTCGAGGGGCGCAGGGACGAGCGAGAAGGCCTCCTGCGGTACGTCCTGCGCGTCGAGGACGGAGGCCGAGGGGTAGTCGAGAGCTTGCGACGGCTCGGGCCACTGCCGGTAGACGCGGAGGAGGCGGAAGACGATGTCCTCGCCCGCTCCGGGTCCGCCCCAGCGGACGAACTCCGCGCAGCGGAGGTACTCGATCAGCGCCTCGCTCGCAGCCGAGCGGGAGTCGATCTGCGGAGCCCGAACGACGGGCTGATAGGGCTGCGGAAGCAGCACCGAGCCCGTCGCCGCGGTCACTTCGCGAGACCCTTCAGACGCTTCCCTGCCTTCTTTGCGGCCTCTCGTGCGGTGCTGAGAGCGATCGCGATCGCCTGCTTAGGCGGTCGTCCCGCAGCGCGCTCCGCCGAGATGTTCTCGCCGATCGTCGCTCTGCTGTATCCCTTTTTCAGCGGCATCGTCGCTCCTACCGGGCCGGGCGAATCTTCGCCAGCTCGCGAACGATATCCGAAGGCAGCTCTCGCCGCATCCGTTCCCAGGCCTTCGAGAAGAATCGACGAGGCTCGATCCCTCGCTGGGAGATCGCCTTCGCGACGGCGAACGCGACGCCCTTCGCCTCCTCCTCCGTCGTCGCGAAGCCCTTTCGCTTCGCCCACTCGACGAGAGGAGCGACCGGAGGGAAGAACGGGCGCGTCCCGTATTCGATCATGGGAGCGTGCGGAGCGTCGACGCTCACGATCGCTCCGCCCGAGACGAACTCGGTCGAGACGCTCCCGCGGAGGGCCCTCGTGTCGACCGCAGGATGGGGCTCCGCAGAGTCGATCTCCTCGACCGCGTACCGCTCCAGACGCAGAGCGGCTCGACGGAATCCCGCGACGTAGGCACGCTCCAGATCCGGAGCGAACCGCAGGACGCGAGCCTCGAACGCGGAGAGGCTGATCCTCCGAGTCATCGCGGGCCCGCAGGGAGGCCCGAGCGCGTCCGATCCTCGTCCTGCCGGAGCAGGGTCGCTCGCCATTGAAAGCCGTCGGCGTCGCGGAACGGGATCCCGCGGACGATGAACCGGCGCCGCTCCGTCGAGCCGTCCCGAGCGTCGATCCGGACCTCGATGAAGCCCTGCCGCCCGGGAGGCAGCGGGAGCGCGAAGAACAGAACGCGGACCTGATCCTCGGTGTAGCGCGGACTGATCTGCTCCAGGCGCACAGAGCCACGCTCGACGAGGCCCGCGCTCCGAAGCTCGCCCGCGACGCCCGAGGTATCGACGACCCTCGGAGTCGGGAGAAGCTCCTCGTCGGAGATCACTCGCGGGAGACCTCGCCCGACGTCGCCGCCGCTCCATTCGTAGACGACGGAGTGGACGCGATACGGGCGCAGGCCGAAGTCGGTGTAGAGCTGCCGCAGAGAGTCGACCGTCTCGCCGAGAGACTCGACGAGCGAGAGGCAGGGATCCGCGAGCGGCCTCGCTCCCGAGTCGTCTCCCGGCTGACCGGGCAGGAAGAGCCGGGAGCCGCACGAGGAGCAGCCCGAGGCGGTGCCGCCACCTCCGCAGGCTCCGCAGCTCACGAGCGGCTCCTGGCCCGCGCACGGAGCGCACGAGCGGCCTTCCGGTTGAGGACGCCGCAGACGGGATCCCCAGGCTCCCGAGAGACTGCCGCGACGGGCTCGCCGACGCCGTTCAGCACGACGCGCATCGGGCGCCCGTGCTTGGCCTCGGCCTCGTCGAGGAGTCGCTCGACGGTCTCGGCGAGACCGATCGGTCGCTCTCGCGAGTCGAGACCTCGCCGGTAGATGTCGAAGCTCACGAGCTGCTCCGCCCGCTCACGCCGCCCATCGCGAGGATCCCCTGGTACATCATCTGCGAGTAGGGGTTCGAGACGACGCCCAGGCTGTCGGCGAGCCGCGTCATCCAGTAGAGCAGCTCGCGTCGGAGCATCTTCGTCTCGTGCGGGTTGAGGTGCAGCTCGCCGAGCTTCGTCGCCTTGAACCGGCTCCGAGCGTCCGAGAGCTGCTTCTCGATCGACTCGCACTCGCAGAGGGCTCGGCGGACCGAGAACTCGCCCTGCGGCGTGATCCGCTTGAACGAGTCGTCCACCAGGAAAAGCGGCTGCGAGGCCGCGGGGTAGCCGAGCTGGAAGCTCTGCGCGAGAGCGAGGAAGTCAGGGTAGCTCAGGAAATATTTGATCCGCGTCTGCTCGTCGGCGGTGAAGGCCATCGTCAGCCTCCCTTCTTGGTCGGGACCATGATCGGACGCTTGCCGATGCGGCGCGTGTCCCGCTCCGCTTCTCGCTTGCGTCGCAGCGCCGAGCGTACCTCCGAGGAGGTCATCGACGCAGCGCGAGCCGCAGGGACGCACTTCGGGTAGGAGCCCTTCGAGGCGTCGCTCCGGCCGCAGTCCTCGTAGCCGCCGCCCTTCTTCGGGCGCCCGAGGTCGACCCACCGCTCGCCGAACCACCTAGTCAGGCTCATCGGCTCGCCTTCGGAGAGGCCTCGACGCGGTACTTCCCGCCGCGCTTTTTGTACTCCTGGACGAGCCACGCGTTGGCGTAGGCCGACGGGTAGACGTCGAACTTGCGCTGCGCTTCCGCCTTCACGCGAGCGTAGAGGTCCGCGTTCGTCGGGACGTTCCGCACCGTCAGCTCCGCTTCGTCCTCGCGTACCGCTCCAGGAGGCTCTCGCCCTTCGCCGCGAGGCGACGAACCGCAGCCTGCGAGGTAGGCACCGGCTCTCCCCAGGCCCGAGCCTGGAGAGCGTGCCGCGTCGGCTCGCCCGAGGGCTTCTCCAAAGGCTTCGCGGGGCCCGCGTAGTGCCTCCGGAGGAACGAGCCCTTCCGCCGCATCTTCTCCGGAGTATCGGCCGCGCCCTTCACTCCGGGCTTGAGGTTCGCGCCCTCGGTCCGAGCGTAGTGTGCTCGACCCGCAGCGGTCAGGCCGCCCTCGGGGTCTTTGAGCGGCTTCCTCATTCGGAGCCCTTGATCCCGGAGAGGCGAGAGAGGAGCGAGCGAGCCACGAGCTTGCCCTTAGAGCCTCGCAGAGCGCGCAGGCGGACCTTTCCCGCTCCGGGCTCCTCGGGAGCCGCCTCGGGCTTGCCTGGGGGCACGGACGGGCCTCCGGGCGCGTCGTTCGGCTTCGCCTTGCCCCTCACGGCCTCTCCCCATAGGCGTCGAGCGGGCGCTGGATCCGATCGCAGGGCTCCATCGCCACGCCTGCGGCTCGGAGCGCCTCCAGGTCGTGCGTCGCCTCCGAGACGAGAGATCCGGGAGCGAGGACAGCGACGCAGCCGTCGACGAAGACGCGACCGGGAGAGAGCGTGCGGAACCACTCGTGGTGGGGGACGACCGGAGGAGCCTCGGGAGGAGCCTCGGGAGGAGCCTCGGGAGCGACCGGCATCGACGGCGCCGCGCCTGCCGGGACGAGGCTCTCTGCGTCGTCGTAGGTCGCCGGAGGCACCTCGACGACGACCGGCTTCTCTGCTCGCTTCTTTGCCATGCGCGGAGGATACCAGCCTCGCCGCGCTCGCGCACGATGCGCGAAAGCGACGAGGCCGGAGCCCCCAGGAGGAGCGCCGGCCTCGTCGCGTGTCGCCGCCTCGACTCAGGCGTGCTCGATGATCGCCGCCCGCTTGAACCGGGCGCTGTTCCCGACGAGCCCGTCACTCGGGACGGGGAAGTCGCCCGACCACGACCAGCTCTGCGAGACGATCTGCTGGAGGCGATCCAGCGGAGCGCGGAGGATGTACCGGATGCGCTCGGTCATGACCGCGACGCCGCCGTTCATCACCGAGAACTCGCCGATCTTGCCGGTCACGCCCGCGTCGGTGAGGAACTGGCTCTCGTCGATGTACTTCTCGTAGATCGCGCCGCCGCCGAGGACGATCTCCCGCTTGATCGAGATCCCGCTCTGGTTGGTGACCTCGCCGCCGATCTCGGGGCTCTCACGAGCGAAGCCCGCTCCACCCGAGGTGTCGACGAGCGCACCGCTGTTCGTGTCGTCCGGGTTCTCCACGTTGCGGTAGAAGCGGCAGCCGACGAGCTGACCGATGCCGAGGTCGCGGTACACCGCGTTTTCGGGAAGGCTCTGGAAGAGACGCTGGAAGGCGTTGTCCTGGAAGAGCTGCGCCTCGCCCTCGGGCGTCACGTGCACGTGGTAGAAGCCGTCCGCGGTCGGCGGGACGTTCTGCGAGCGCATCCGGGCCACGGTGTTGATGACGTCCTGGAGGGTCAGGACGTTCGCGACGACGATGCCGTCGACGGTCGCCGCTCCGCCGACGCGGGTGATCCGCGAGCGGGTCTGCGCCCGGACGCCCGCACGCAGAGCGAGCGGAGCCGAGAGCGGAGCGCCGAGCGTGATCACGCCCGGGCCCAGCGGGTCGGCCGGGACGAGCGGCGCCGCGCCGATGACGCTGTTCGCCGCGGGCCCCGCGGAGAACGTGATCGGGAGCGGGTTCGCAGGCGAGACCGGCAGGAGGCGCCCGCTCACGAGCACCTCGTTGAATCCGTTCAGCGAGGCGACGACGATCGAGGTCGCGCCAGCGAGAGCCGCCGCGATCGAGACGGTCTCACCGCCGAGGTAGGCGCGGAAGAGCCGGTCGCGGACGAGCCGGTTCATCGTCTGGCCCGCGTTGAGACCGAGCTGCACGGTGTCGCGCAGGAACGTCGGCGCGAGCGCGACGTAGGAGGTCGGCATGTGGGTGTCGAGGCTCTTCCCGTACTGCGCGCACTCCGCCTCCCACTGCTCGATGGCGTAGGTCGCGGGCGTCGGGTCCGAGCCCGGGGTGAGCGGCGTGGTGTCGACGCTCACGAGGCCGGTGCGGGTGTACACCTGCCGCTGGCCGATGTTGGCGTCCCACTTCTCCGCCATCGCTTCCGAGCGGTAGAGCAGGCGAGGGAAGAGCGCGTCGTGGAAGACGCGCTCCAGGGTGCGGTCCTGGATCAAATTGACGATCGACGGGTTGAGTCCGAGCTGTGCGATGCTCACGAGAGCCTCCGTTCAAGGGGTCTTTGGGGTCGTCTCGTGGCTCCCGAATCCCGACCGTCTGCCGCCGTCGTCCGCGTGGGAGAGCCTCTGTGACGAGAGAAGCGTGCAACGCGCCGATGCGCGCTGCAATAGGGGGTCAGTCCTCTCCGGTCGTCGGCGAGCGCAGGAAGCCCGCGAGGCCGGTCAGGAGCGCGACGAGAGGAGCCCGCAGCTCCTCGGGCGCGTAGAGGACGATCGAGACGGCGCCGCCGATCAGGGCGACGAGCACCGCAGCCTGCGGCCAGTTGATCTTCGGGATCTTCACGAGCCTGCTCCGTGCTTCTTTGCGAGGTCCGCGTTCGTCCTCGACCTCGCCGCAGCGAGCGTCGCGTCGAGCGCCGCGAGGACGGCGTCGCGCTGCCCCAGGCCCTCGGCGAGCGAGATGATCGTCTGGATCCCCAGGACGGCGAGGCGGATCACTTCCTCGGGCTTCACGGCGCTCCTCCGATTGCTGCGAGCGCAGCGTCGCAGCGAGCCCGCTCCGCTGCGAGGTCGGCGAGGTCCTGCTCCCGCGTCGTCCCCTCGCGGTCGACGATCGCTCGCTCGTTCGCGACGCAGAGCGCGACCTCTGCCGCGTAGGCGACGCGGAGCTGCTCCGAGGCGCCGCAGGAGACGCCCATCGAGAGCAGAGCGAGCGCGACGAGAGCGGGCCTCACGGGATCCCCAGCTCCGCCTTGCGCCGCGTCCACTCGCTCGCGTTGAGGTCGTAGGCGCTCTTCGGGACCTGGACCGGGTTCGACGGCGGAGGCTTCGGAGCGCCCGCGGTCGAGGCAGTCGTCGTCGGCGGGACCTCGACCTTGCGAGGCTCAGGCTCGGGAGCCTCGACGCCGAGAGCGACGCGCTCCCGCTGGTCGGCGAGTAGCTCGCGGAGGTAGGCCTCTTCGTCCAGCTCCTCCGAGTCGGGGATCTGGTTCAGCTTGTCCATGATCCGCCACGTGGCGTAGTCCGGATTCCGGACACCGTGGCGAGCGAAGAGCTTGGTGAGGTGCAGATCGACCCGGGCCTGCTCCGCCGCAGCCGAAGCGGCCTCGGCTGCCTTGCGAGCCTCCGCAAGCTCCGCCTGGAGCTTCTCCTGCTCCGACATCGCAGCCTTGCGGCGCTCTTCTTCGGCCCGCTCCAGGTCGGCGAGCTTGCCTCTCGCAGCCTTGATCTCGTCCGCGCTCTCGGCGCCCAGCTCCCGCTTGAGGAACGATCGGACGGCTCGCTCCATGCGCTCGTTGAGCTGCTTCGTCGTCAGCGTGACCGTGTCCTCCGCGGGCTCGGGAGCCGTCGCTGGAGGCGCTGCCGGGGGCGCTGCCTGGGTCTTCTCGTCGCTCATCCTCTCCTCGTCCTTCTCCGCCGTTTCCGCCGACGTAGCGTGGTTGGGGTCCTCGTCTCTCCGAGGCGTCACGCCTGCGACGCGGGCGTTCGCGAACGACTCAGAAGTCCGCCTGCTCCGCGAGGCGCGAGGTCAGCGAGGAGGTCCCGCCCGAGCCGGGGGTGACGACGTAGGTCAGCTCACAGGAGCCCGCGACGACGTCCGCCGCGTTGAACGCGATCGCGGTCCCGGCCGCGTTGATCGCCGCCTCGCCCGCCGCCGGAGCGCCGCCGCGAGCGACGACGGTCTTCGCGCCGGGGATGATGCCCGAGACGACCGAGGCCGAGAGCAGGAGGACCGCCTTCCGGCCGCTCGGGAGCGCCGCCGAGGACGCAGCGACGAAGACCGACTCGGTGATGACCTCGCCCTCGATCGGGAGGTAGAGCACCTCCGCACGGGTCACGGCGTCGGCCGCGGCGAAGACGATGTCCCCGCTCGCCGAGACCGAGAACTCCCCCGCGACGGGAGCGCCGCCCGCGACGTAGGCGAGCGGGCCGGTCGCGCCGCCCGCCGAGGCGAAGGCCGCGAGGCCGAGAGCCGCCTTCGCGGCGCTCGGGAGAGCGATCGCGTTCGCGGTCACGCCCGCGTCGATGAACGCGGGCTCCAGCGAGAGCGCGGAGCCGAGCTTCGCGATCTGCGCCCCGCTCGGGAGCTTGTTGGGGTTCGCCTCGTCGAGAACGTCCTTGATCGTCCGTGCCATGTCTCTGTCTCCTCGTCTCAGGTAGTGCGGCCAGCGGCCACGATGGTCAGGTTCGCGGTCCCGCTGAACTGGACCCGCTCCGGAGGCGCAGGGAGAGACCCAGCGACGCCGAACTCGCAGAGGAAGGTGCCCCACACCGGGACGTCCGAGCCCTCGCCCTGATCGCTCGGGAGAGCGCCGAAGCCGAGCGTCGCAGCGCCGGTCCCGCCCGTCACCGAGAGGGTCGAGGAAGCGCCCGTTCCGAGGCCAGCGATCACGAGCTGGCCCGAAGTCGCGACCGAGACGCGAGGCGTCGGTAGGCCCGCGAGAGCGCACGCCGCGTTGATCCGCGCCGCGACCTGGGCCGAGGTCTGATCGCCCACGAGGAAGGCCGTCGTTACCGTCGTCCCGTCGAAGTCGATCAAAAGAGTCTCGCCGCCCGCGAAGAGCGTCGGGAAGATCCCGCCCGAGCCCGTCAGCTCGGGCTCCGCCGCGCCGATGCGGAGGACGATCGGCTGGTCGCTCTTGCAGTAGAGCAGCTCGATCGCCGTCAGGTCGCCGAGGAGCGATAGGTCCGCGAACGAGGAGCCGACCGCGCCGGGAGTCGAGATCCGGATCGTCTCCGCCGTCGCGACCGCCGACTGGAACTGCTGCCCCGTCGCGCATCGAAGCGCGATCGGGTAGGTCGCACGCGCAGCGACGCCGCAGGCCGAGACGCAGGTGCCCGCGCCGACCTCTAGGACGCCCTTGAGGCTCAGAGAGTCCGCCACGCGCTCACCGCTTCGGGGGCATGGGGAAGCCCGTCGAGGACCCCGGCTCGGGCAGCGGAGCCGTCGCGTCGGTCGGGCGGAAGCCCGAGGTCGTCATCGGCATACCCGCGCCCGAGTGCGACTGGATCGGCAGCTCCGCCTCGGTGAAGAACCGGCCCGCGGGCGCTCCGCCCTGCGTCGCGTTCGGATTCTGGTAGGGGCCCTGCCGGGTGTCGCCTCCCATCGGAGAGACGGCGCCGGGCTGATCGAGGAACGCGGGACGATTGTCGGCCATGCGCGGAGCGTCGCACCGCGCATCGCCGAACGCAAGCGTCAGCGGAGGCGGAAGGGTTTGTAGTCCTCGGGCCCGACGGGACGGATCGGCAGCTCGCGGAGCGGGCTGTCCTGGAGCCCGCCGCTGCGCTTGCGCTCGACGTCCTGGTGGCTCGGCCGAGGCTGACCGAACCGCTCGGCCTCGGGGACGTCGGCGGGGAAGGGACCGTAGGTATCGGCGGGGTAGCCCATGCGTCGATGGTAGCCGAGTGTCAGGACGACCGCACGACGCCTCGCTGCGCCCTCGACGTAGCCCTCGCCGCTGCGAGCCGCGACGCTTGGTGCTCCGGATCGATCCCTGCGCCGTCGCGCCTCCGAGCTGCCTCGATGCGACTCGGCGAGAGCGGTCGGGAGATCGGAGTCTCCTCCCACTCCGGGAGCCACGGGATCACGACCTCGCGATCGTTCGGTCGCGCCGGAGGCTGCATATAGACGCGCCCTGCGCCGTCGACGAAGGGCTCTTCGAGGCGCCGGATCTGCCCGTGGACCACGACCGAGTCGAACGCCGTGCGGTTGTCGAAGGTCGCGAGGATTTTTTTTCGGAGTTGCGGGAACGCCTGCCGCTGCTCGAAGAGGCCCTCCATCCTCGCGACCGAGTAGGCCCGAGCCGTCTCGGTCCGGACGATCCTCCAGGCCCAGGAGCGGTAGCGGACGAAGAGCCCCTCCGGGATCTCCTCCTCGACGAGGCGGACGACGCCGCTCAGAGTCTCTCTCGCCGCGAGCGAGACCGTCCCCGTCGGCCCGCCGTGCCCGCAAAGCTCGTCGACCATGTCCCGCTGGGAGATCCCGGCGATCAGGCCGCGCCGCATCCGGGTCTCGAACTCCGCGATCATCGCCTGCCCGTAGCGATCGACGCTCGTCGCCCTCTGCGCGAGGAGCGAGGAGTCGATCCTCAGCGTCCGCATCATCGTCGCCGCAGGACGAAGCGCCAGAGGCCTCGCGATGCCCCGAAACCGGGCGTCAAGCGTCGCGAGGAGGCGGAAGGTCTCGGAGTAGCCCTCCGCGCTCGACGCGCTCGTGGAGGCCTCCAGGAGCCCGGAGAGATTCCTCGCGACGCGACGACGGACGAGGTCGATCTGCCGCTGGTAGGAGACCATCGACGCGGGCGTGAACCGCTCGTCCGAGTCGGCGTAGCGACGCAGGCGCCGCCGCAGGAGGCGGTCCGCCGCGTCGAGGTCTCGGAGCAGCTCCGCGTTCGCCGCTCGTCCCGCTCGGTTCGTCGCGGTGACAACGCGATCCGCTCGCCCGAGAGAAGCTCGAAGCGCCGCGTCGACCCTCGCCCGAGTCTCGGGATCCACTCAGGCCTCGCAGAGCGTCCAGGAGATAACGGGGTTCGCGACCGTGCCGTCGAGCGCCAGGAGGAGCGACCTCTGCCGGTCCTCCCACTTCTCCGCGCAGGCGACGGAGCAGACCGAGAGCGAGGGCCGAGGAATACGAAAGCAGGCCTCCAGCCGATGCGAGCCGAACCGCTCAGAGCAGAGCGCGCAGACCCGCCTCACGACTCCGCCTCGACCTCGACCTCCGCCGTCTGCCCGCCAGGGCCCGGAGGGACGCTTTCGCGCTCCTCCTCCTCGTCCTCTTCCTCTTCCTCGTCCTCGGCTTCGTATTCCGGCTCCGGGCCGGGGCCCATCGCCTTCTGCGCGAGCTTCACCTCGTGCTCCGAGTCCTCGTGGATCCGGTCCAGCTCCGCCGCGACGTCGTCGACTCCGAAGAGCGTCTGCACGCTCGCGACCGACGTCTGCTGAGAGATGACGGGCTTCCCGCCGTTGGCGAGCTTCGCCGCCTCCGCTGCGGTCTTGATGTCGCTCCAGGTCGGAGCGAAGTAGGGGTTCCAGTTGGCGACGATGTCCGAGGAGCGACCGGGGCTGCGCTCGGAGATCACGGTCCGCTCGCCCTCCTGCGAGACCTTCGGCGGGAGCTTGACCGGCTGCGTGACGACGACGCGCTCGCCTTCCTCGGTCGTCATCTCCTGCCGCGAGGCAGCGAGCGAGCGAGCCGCGGAGAGCATGTCTCGGAGGATCGGCAGGATCGCGAACTCGGTGTATTGCTCGCGCAGGAGGTCGCACTTCGCCAGCATCGGAGCGTAGAGGATTCGGAGCGCCTGGGCGCTCTGCGCTGCGCCGGAGAGCTTCTCGGGGTCGGCGAGGACGACGCCGCAGGCATCGAGCGCGTAGGCTCGCAGGCGGTCGAGGAGCTGGAGCGCCGTCTGCGTCGAGCCTCCTCGAAGCTCCAGGTACTCCGCTCCGCCCTCGGACCAGATCACGTTATCCGAGCCGCGTCGGATCACGCCGTCGTTGTTCGCGGAGGACATCTTCACGACGAGCGTCGGGTCGACGTTGCTCTTCGTCCCCCGCGAGGTCGCCGAGAGAAGCTGGTTGATCTCGTCGAGCGTGTCGCAGAGCCCTTCGTAGTCGCTCTCGCCGTCCGGGTCCTGCGAGTCGGGGAGATTCTGGATCCAGTAGAAGGGCGCGAAGCCGAAGCCGTGCGCGATGGTCCGCGAGGGCGCGTTGCGCCACATCACCGAGGAGGCGACGTCCATCGGCATCGGCTCCCAGACGACCTCGACCTTCTCGTCCCAATAGCGGGCGAAGTAGAAGTCGCGGACGACGACCTTCCCGCGCTCGATCACCTGACGAGGGAAGCGGTAGGCCTGGATCGCAGCGCCGACGCGCATCTCCGAGCGGTCCGCCCAGCGGAGGACCGTGCAATGCTTCGCGTTCAGTACGTCAACCCGCGGACGGCCTCGCACGAAGCCCCAGGAGAGGCACACCGAGCCGCAGGCGCCTCCGAGAGAGCGGGCCTCGGCCATTCGCATCGGGAGCCGAGAGGCATCGCAGAGGGCGCGGACGTAGTCCTCCGCCTCGGCGTCTCCAGGGACGCGCAGCTCGGGGAATCGGTCCGAGCCGAAGAGGAGCGAGGTCAGCCGCGAGACGACGACCTTCGCGAGGTCGTAGCGCGACGAGGGCTTCCGCCGTTTGTACGGGACGAACCACCCGGGAGCGATGTCGGCTTCTGCCCCGTAGCCGAGGAACATCCCGTCCCAGTCGTATTGCTTGTGGTCGTCCTGCGTGCAGCGGTAGTAGCTCTCCTGCCGATCGATGGAGCGGAAGCGCCGAGTCTCGGCGAGGTCGAGGAGCCGCACGCCGTCGAGGACGTCTGCCATCACGGGACCACTTGCGCGTCGACGAGCTGCGAGGAGCTGATCGTCCCGGTCCAGGGAGGCGAGGTCGAGCCCGAGGCGGGAGAGGGATCGAGGACGTTCACGGTCGAGTAGTAGCACCACCCTGCCGTGCCCGTGTCGAGCACCCGCTGGTAGTACCGGATGTTCGCCGCGACGGTGATCGATCCGACGCCGTAGTAGTCTGCGCTCGACGGGCTCTGCACCAGGAGGAGCTGCTCGCCGCCCGAGCGAAGGTCCGCGTTGAAGTCGGCCACGATGCCACCCCCTCAGACGAGCGGAACGACGCTCGTGACCCAGGGCAGAGCCACGCCCGCGACGCCCGCGAGCGTCCCGTAGGGAGTGATCTTCGGCGCGGCCGACGAGAGGTTGAACGTGTCCTGCGCGTTCTGCGCGGTCGCGAACCAGAGCGCCTCGGTCGAGTAGCCCTTCGGGTGAACGCTCGCGAGACCGAAGGCCGACGACCACATCGGGACCTTGCCCGTGTAGGGGTCGAGCGCCGCAGTACCGGGCGGCAGGACGTTGGTGTTGGACCCGCTGCTGTTGTTGTAGATCCAGCCGAGCGAGCCCCCGGTGCGGTACGTCGCGCCGCCGAGGCCGTAAGCCTCCCACCACTGCGTCGTGCCCGTGGGGCCGTAGAGGCTGTCCCGGTAGCGCACGCTCGGATCCTGATCCGTCGCCGCCGTCGAGCCGGGCGATACCGCCTCGGTGCCGATCAGCCGAGGCGTCGCGCCGCCCGCGAGGTATCCGTACCACCACCAGCCGTAGACGCCGTTGACCGCGACGTCGCTCGCGACGGCGTGGTAGTAGCCCGTCGCAGCGCCCGGGAGCCACGTTGTCTGCACCGGAGCCGCGTCGGTGCCCGTGCCGATCCAGACGACGCCGTCGCCGCCCGTCGTCGGCGCGACCGTCGCGGTGCCGCCCGTGCCGAAGCCCGTCGCTCGGCTGTACTTGATGATGACGTTGACCGAGCTGTCCGCGTTGCCGTTCTGGAGGATGTACTCCCGGGAGCCCGCTCCTCCCGGCTCTCGGATGCGGACCCAGGCGCTCGCCCGAGCGAAACTGCCGATCGCAGTCCCGGTCCCGGTCGTGATCAGGTCGCTCGCCGAGGTCGTTCCGCTCGTGCCCGTCCCGCTCGCGAGGACGCTCCAGCCCGCGAGCTTGAGGGTCTCCTTGATCGTGAACAAAGCGAGGCCGCTCGTGTTGCTCGCGGGGACGTTCGTGGTTCCGACGTAGGCCATGGAGAGACTCCGATCAGACGAGGTAGAGGCCGCGGGCGAACGCCGTTCCGGACGCGCCAGGGGTCAGCACGATGTCGTACCAGCCCGCGACGAGCGAGCCGCCGCTCGTCAGGGCTTGGCTCCCGAGGAGGCCCGTTCGCGTCCAGGTCGCCGCAGCGGGGCCTCCTCCCGAGGGCACGAGCGTAAGCGAGGAGGTGTCGGTGATGAGCGAGCCGCCGAAGAAGCCGAGGCTCCCTGCGGTCAGCGTGCGCGCCTGCGGGACGTAGACGCTCCCGATGGTCGCAGGGGTCGAGAGGGTTGCCGTGCCGTCGAGCGCGACGTTCGAGGCGACGATCGTCAGGCTCGTCAGGGTCGCGCCGCCCGCGAGCGTCGAGCCGCCCTGGGGCTGCGAGTCGAGGCTCAGATTGACCGCCGCCGCAGCCGAGGCGTTGAGGCTGCCTCCGATGGTCGAGGAGGTCGCCGAGAGGCTCCCGCCGCTGACCGCGACGTTGCCGGTGACGCTCGTGTTCGAGAGCGCCGTCGTGCTGTTGGTCGAGGAGATCGAGAGGAACGAGGACGCCGTCGCCGAGAAGCTCGTCGTGTTGTTGATCGTGGTCGAGCTGCTCGCCCGGGAGTAGTCGTAGACGACGCTGTTCGTCGGCCCGCCGTTGATCGTCGTCGCGCCGCCGAAGGTCGTATTCGTCGTGACGAAGGCCGTATTCGTCCCGTTGTTGTTGACCGTCGTCGCCGAGGTGACGAAGACCCTCGTGAGGTTCACCGTCGCGCCGGGGCCTGCGGGCCTCGTCCCGGTCGTCGCGATCGTCGGCGTCGTCAGGGAGACGTTCTCCAGCGCCGTGCCCTCGCTCATCGTCACCCCTGCGGGAGCGACGATCGTTGTCTCGGGCGAGCCGACCACCGAGCGGTCCAGCGGGATCGCGAGCGGAGCTGCCTCGGTGAAGGTGCCCGGACCGACGCTCACGACGGTCCCTGCTCCTGCCACCGCGAGCGCAGCCGAGATCGAGGCGAAGGGTGCGAGGATCGAGCCCGTCCCGGTGACGTCCGAGCCTCCCTGCGCCACGTGGAAGGTCCCGTTCGGCGACGCGCTGACCGCGACCGAGACCGAGCCTGCGCCGTTCGCGATCGCGATGTTCGCGCCTGCCGTCAGCGTTGCGGGCGTGAAGCTGGTTCCGTTGCCGATCGGGATCTGCCCGTTGCTCGGAGCGGCCGCGAGGAGGCCCGTTGCCGCGACCTTGTCGAGCGCCGACTGCACCGTCACCGGGTCGGGGTCGAGCCAGTTAGCGCCCGTCGTCGGCGTGTACGCGAGGCTCCTGGCCTCGTCTTGGAAGTCGAACGCGACGAGCGCCGTGACCGTGTACGTGGTGCCCGCTGCCGGATTCGTTCCCCAGGCGGGAGAGACCGTGATCGCCGTCGCCGTGTTCGAGGAGATCGTTCTGCTCTGCCCCGAGCCCGTGCCGCCCGTGAGCGTGAGCGTGCCTCCGGCCCAGCGGTTCGTCGTCCAGGCCGCAGCCGAGTCCGTGAGCGTGGTCGCTCCGCCCGCCGTAGCCGTCCCCGAGGCGGTCGGGACGTTCAGCGTCCGAGCGGTCAGCACGCCCGTCGTCGAGCTGCGAGAGAAGGCGAGCGTCGTGTAGCTCGTGCTGTCGATCTTGTATCGCGTCCCGCTCAGAGCCGAGCCGAGCTGGTACTGCGAGGCCGGGATCCCCGTCCCCGAGTAGGTCCGGAACTGATTGACCACCGAGCCCAGGTAGGAGGAGGAGATCGAGCCCGTAACGCCGCCGTTGTCGACGGTCCCGAGCATCGTCTGATCCAGGTCGTAGACGCGGCAGCCGTCCAGCTCTCCGAGCGTGACGCGAGGACCGACCGACGCGCCGAGGGTCGTGTTGTGGACCTTCGCGGTGAGCGTGCCCTCGGCGACCTTGTTCGCGACGCCGACGAGCGAGTAGACGCTCGACGCCGCGACCGGCGTGGTCCCCCAGGCCGCAGAGACCGTCAGCGCCGTCGCGGTGTTCGAGAGGACCGTGCGCGTCTGGCTCGCTCCCGTCCCCGCGGTGATCACGACCGTCGCGCCTGCGTACTCGTTGACCGTCCACGCCTTCGTCGTGTCCTGCAACGTCGTGCTCGACTGCGCTCCCGTCGCAACGCCCGTGCCCTTGTTCCAGAGCGTGGGGTTAGCTGCGTAGGCGTAAGGGACCGCGCCGAAGTAGCTCCGCGACGAGATGGCCGACTCGCCGATCGTGCAGGAGTCGACCTCCAGGACCGATGTGCAGAGGCCCCGCGTCGGCGTCGAGACGTAGCTGGTCGAATAGACCATGCCGCCGACGAGGTACGCCTTGTTCGCGTAGAAGTTGAACTGCCCGTAGTTGTTCTCCCAGGCGGTCCCCGAGGAGATCGTCCCGGGGACGGTGGGCTCGTCGAAGAGGAGCATCGACAGGCCCGTGACGACGAACGGATCGGCCGTCGTGTCGGCCTCTACTCCTCCGCCGCTGCTCCCGGTGATCTCGAACGTCGCGAGCGTGCCTGCTCCCGTGTAGGGCGCAGGGAAGCTCGCCTTGATCGACTCCATGTTCGCAGCCGGGAAGTCGGCGCGCAGAGCGCGCATCGTCACCGAGCCGAGGATCTGCACGCCGTTGCCGACGAGCTGCACGCGGCCTCGCCGGAAGCCGAGGACGACGTTCTCGCTGTAGCGCCCTGGGGCAAGCTGGAAAACGAGCTTCTCGGTGACGAACTGCCCGACCTGCGCGTTGTAGACCGTATTCGTGGGGTTCCCGAGCGACGGGACCTGCGAATAGGCGTAGTTGATCGTGCGGTAGGGAGCGCCGAGCGTGCCGCCACCGGGAGCGTCCAGCCCGTTCGTGGGGTCCACGTAGACCGTGAGCGAGCCCGCGAAGACTGCGCCGCCTCCGCCCGTCGCGTCGATCGTGATCGACCCAGCGCCGTTGGTGATCGAGACGCCAGAGCCAGCGGTGAGGGTCGCCTGCGCGTAGCCGGTGCCGTTGCCGATGAGGAGCTGACCGTTGCTCGGCGCAGTCGCGAGACCCGTTCCGCCGTTGCCTACCGGGAGCGTGCCGCTGATCTCGGTCGCGCCTGCGGTCAGGTCGACCGGGCTCGCGGGGCTCTGCACCACGCCGTTGATCACGTGGACGAGACCCGTCCCCGCGATGCTCGGGAGCGTCGTGTGGAGGTGCGAGGGGCGGGCGTCGCCGAAGTCGAGCGTGATCGTGTGGTTGTTCGCCGTCGCCGTCGCCTCGATCGCGATGTAGATCCGATCGGTCGCGAGGATCGTCGTCTGCGGGAGCAGCGCGGACGCGATGTACTGGATCGGCTGCGAGGGGTCGTAGAGCGGAGCCGTCGAGCTGGTCGCGAGGAGCGTCGAGGTCGCGCCGTCCCACGTATAGATGCGGAGGCGGAATCGGACGACGTTCTCCGTCGCGCTCGGTCCGCTTGCGCTCGCCCAGACGTTGCAGTCCCAGAGCCCCGCGGGGATCGTCGTCAGGCCCGGAGCGCCCAGGTCGGTGACGAAGCCTGCGACGAGCGCGAACGTCGTCCCGTCGCTCGGCAGGATCGCAGAGGTGACGCTGGAGAGCGGAGTCTCGGCGACGAGGCCCAGCTCCTTCGTGCCAGCGACGGGAAGAGGCGCGTCGCCGCTCGTCCCGTTGTTGAAGAAGTAGATCTGACCGCCTCCGCCGCTGCCGCCCGACGCGGGAGCGCCCGGTACCCATGCGGAGCCGTTCCAGGTCAGCACCTGCCCGTCGCTCGGGAGGACCGAAGAAACCGGGTTGCCCTGGAGCGCAGACACGGTCGCCGCCTGCGATCCCGAGCCGGGGCCCGCGAGGACGTCTCCGGTCAGCTCCGTGATCCCGGTATCGGCCGGGAGCGTCGTCGGCGTCCACCACGTTCCGTCGTAGCCGAGCACCTGTCCGGGCGTCGGCGGGGTCGCGTCGACCGGGATCCCCTCGATGCCTGCGACGATCGCGTTCTGGAGCCCCGTCCCGGGCCCGGCGATGACGTCGCCTCCCAGCTCCGTGATCCCGGTGACAGCGGGCGCAGAGCCCGTCCAGGAGGCGCCGTTCCAGGTCAGGACGTCGCCTGCGGAGCTGCCCGCCGACAGAGAGATGTCGGGCGTCGCTCCTCCAGAGGAAGCGAGAGGGGCGCTCGCCGTGACGCTTGTGACGCCTCCGCCGCTGCCTCCGATTGCTCCCGCCGCGAGGAGTAGCGCCGTCAGGTCGCCGGAGTTGTCGGGGACCGCGGGGCGGCTCCCTCGCGCAGCGAGGAACGCGAGGCGCGATGCCTCCATCGTCGCGGGGTTGTAAAGGACCGCTGCGAGGCCTGCCGACTGGAGCTGCGCGATGTTGATCGAGGTCGAGTCGAGGAGCGATCCTGCGCTCGCCGAGACAGAACCGGCGACGAAGTCTTCGAGGACGAGGAAGATCACGATCAGCCTCCCGACCCGCGGACGATCCGCGTCTGCGTGAGCGTGTCAGCGGTGACGCGCAGGTAGAGCGTACCGAGAGCGAGCGGGACGTTGCTCGCGAGCCCGTACAGCTCGCCGCCCGTGAGCGTGATCGCGCTCTCCAGGAGGTAGAAGCGCCGCTCGGAGAGGCCCGCCGTCGGATCGTCCGCTCCGGGGTCGACGTCGCTCCCGTCGTCGAGGACCCAGGCGTCGAGCGTCACCGTCTCCGCCGCGGGCGCGTCGAGGACGAGCCACGCAGGGACGACGGTCGGCTGGCTCGCCGGGTACTGCCGACCGAAGCGAGCGAGGAGCGCGTCGGGGACGAGCCCCGGAGACGCAGCGGGATCGGGGCCCACGATCGCGGGCTCGACGGTAGCGGACGCGGGAAAGAGCATGGCCGCGAGGGTAGCACCGGGAAGTGGGTCGAGGCTACGGGCTCACCGCGCCTGGAGGTTGTGCTGCCCGAAGACCGTCGGAGCGAAGCTCCGCGCTCCCTCGCGAGCGAACCACGACGCCATGAGCCGATCGCCGGTATGCGCCTCGGGCGAGTAGAAGAGCATCTCGCGCATCCACTCCCGGGCCTCCTCGGGCACCTCGTCGCCCTTCGGGCCCGTCGGGACGATCCAGAGCCCTTGCCGCATCTCGATCGCGAGGCTCTCGACGCCGAAATGCTCGTCGTACTTGTTCCGGCCCGTGAAGAACGGGCGCACGGGCAAGGCGCGGTCCGAGGCGAACTGCACGAGGAACCGCTGCGCGGCGTTGCTCTCGACGAGGATGTGGCTCTGGTAGCGGGCGTGGATGTCGAAGAGCCGCTGGAGGATCTCCGGAGCGGTCCAGCGCCCGCTCTGGATCTCCAGGACGACGCGACGACGACGACCGACGGGCTCCAGGCCGATCGTGAAGAGCACCGTCAGAGCGTCCGCCTCGCTCTCGCCGACGCCGAGGTCGACGCCCGTAAAGCAGGGCCAGACTCTCCCGTTCGTCGAGGGCGCTCGACGGTACGGGCCCCAGCCCTTGCCGCCGTCCACCATCGAGTCGAGCCACGCCTGCTGGAAGCGGCTCTGCGCGTCGGTGCGGACCGCGCAGAGGTACTTCCTCGCGAAGTTGATCGGCGTCGTCGACTCGTAGACCGAGCGGAGGCGCTCGACGGGGAAGGCCTCGGGCCAGAGAGGGCGCCACTCGCTCTGCGGGTCCTCGGGATTCAGCACCGCCGAGTAGCGGGCGCTCGCCCAGCCTGCGCGCTTCGCGAGCCGATGCCCGAGGTCCTCCGTGCTCCAGGGCGTGTTGACGAAGTGGATGAAGCCGCCCTCTGTGAGCCGGGTCAAGATCGTCGAGTCGAACCACTCCTCCAGCTTGGCGAGCTGGTCGGCGGTCCGGGTGTTCTCGAAGTCGAGGACGTCGTCGAGGACGACGCCGTCGAGACGCGAGCCGACGACCGGGCCTCCGACGCCTAGCGCCTGGACGCTCGGATCCTTCGCGATGGTCGGGCGGTCGACCGTGATCGCCGTCTGGTTCCAAGGGTCCTCTTCGTTCGGGCTCTGCCGAAGGTGCGGGAAGACCTCGTGGAGGCGCTCGTTCCGCTCGATGTGGGCTTTGATCGCAGCGATGAGCTTCTGCCCCTGCTGAGAGGTGTTCGAGACGAGAGCGAGCCGCAGCGTAGGGTCGCTCCCGAGGAGCCAGAGGACGCGCCCGATCGCTTGTTGGGTCTTCCCGTGCTCGACGGGAGCCCAGAGCACCGCTCGCTTGTTTGCGTCGAGGAAGGCCTGCCACTCGATGTGGTGCGCCGCGTTCCGGAGCCGCTTCCCGGTCTTCTCGTGCGCGATGACGTATTCGATGAACGCCGCAGCGGAGCGCCGGCAGCTCCGGAGGAGTAGCTCCTGCCGCGCCCTCGCCCGAGCCGCCCAGGTCACCCGACGTCCTCAGGCCAGCGACCGTGCTCGACGAAGTGCCGGAGGTCGTCCTCCGACCTCGTCGCGAAGCCGTCCTGCGGCCCTGCGTGGCGAGTGACCGTCTCGGTCTTCTGGCTCCGGACGAGCCCGATCCGATCAAGGATGGAATCGGCCGCGGCGAGGCGGATCTTCGACTCGTGCTGCCCGACGATCGCCTGCCCGAGCGAGCCGATCGCCGCATCGGCGAGGAACTCCAGACGCGCCCGAGCCCGCGCTACGCGAGCCTCCCGCAGCTCCCGGAGCTTCGCCTGCGCGTCCTCGGTCCGGAGGTAGTCGTAGACCGTCCGCTCCGCCGTCTGGAGTCGCTCCCCGATCTGCCGGTTCGAGAGCCCGTCCGCCGCGAGCTGGAGCACCGCCTCGCGCTTCGAGCTGCCCATCTTCGTCCGAGGTCCGCTCACTTCGCCGCCTCCTGCCTCGCCCGCACCGCAGGATCGACCGCGGGGAGCATCTGGACCCGCATCATCCACGCCCGAAGGTCGCGCTCTCGAAAGCGCACCGTCCGAGGGCCGAGGCGGACGAAGGGAACCTGCCCTCGATGGACGCGCACTCGCAGGCACCCGTTCGTCACGCCGAGGAGCTTCGCCGCCTCGTCGTAGGTCATCAGAGGCTCGTCCTGGATCGTCAGTACCACCTCCCGAGCTTGTAACGCAGCGAAACGAGGCGCAACGTCGAGCCCGAGCGTTTCCCGCAAAAAAGCCCGCGCTCTCTCGCGCACCCTCGGGCGGCAATAGCTCGGGCACCTCCCGCTCGGGAACGGGATCGTCGCCGCTCGGACCTCTCGGCCTCCGACCTCGACCAGCCGCCACCGAAAGCGCCGACGCGGGTCGAGGCCGAACGCGAGCGCGACTCTGCCCCCGCAGAGGACCAGCGGGTGCGAGCCCGCCTTCTGCGCGAGGGCTGCCGCAGCCGCACGGAGGGCCCACCGCGGCTCCGCAGCGCGCTCGACGAGGTGAGCCCCCTCCGCCAGCTCGAAGAGGGCGCTGCGGCTCTCCAGGCCCGCCAGACGGGCCAGCCTCGTTCCGCTCGCTCCCTCCCACGGTCCCGCCCAGGGAGCGCCCGGAGGAGGATGCTCGCCGACGAAGACCGGCAGCGGCACGACTACGCCCGCTTTCCGCCGTGCCGGTAGGGCCGCGTCCGGTTGTACTGGTGCTTCCGCTCAATCTCGGCCTCCAGGTCGATCCCGAGCGCGTCGGCGAGGTCGAGGATGCGGATCACGGCGTCGGCCAGCTCCACGCTGAAGCCCTCGGGCTTCCCGCCCTCGCCCGTCCACGGCTCCAGGCGTCCGCGCCGGTACTCCTCCAGAGCCTCCGAGACCTCGGCGTGGACGAGGCAGAGAGCCTCGGGGATGCGGCGCACGGGATCGACGGGCTCGCCCGAGTCGGGGTCGCTCCACCAGCCCTTCTCGACTGCGAGCGCGTGGATCTCGGCCTGCCGATCACGGAGCGAGGTCATCGTCTCCCTCAAACTCTGCGATCCGAACCGGACCGCACGCTTCGGTCGCCTTCCCTGGGTCTCCCTTCACGAAGACGAGGACGTTCTGGTGAGTTTTTCCGACCTTCCTCCCGCTCTCAAAGAAGCGGCGAACTCGCATCGGCATCGAACCGGCTGGAATCAGAAGCACCATTTCGTTGTAGTAGCGAAGGCCCGCAGCCTCGCAGGCTCGGATCGTGTCCTGGACGAAGCCTCGATACGCTCCTCCGCCCTTCTTCTCTCGGACCTCGCCGACGACGATCGCGAAGAAGCGATCCGGAGCGAGGAGTGAAGCGGATCCCTCGATCGCTTTCGAGTAGGCTGACAGGAACTCGGGATAGTCCATCGTGGAGAGGTCTCTCGGGTCGTCGGAGTAGACCTCAAGGTCGGCGTAGGGAGGGCATGTCAGGACGAAGTCGTAGGGAGCGCCGTCAGCCGCGAGGGACCCTACGTCCTGAGCGTCGCCGACGATCCATGTCGGAGGGGATACCTGCGCTCCGGAAACGCCAGCCGACCGCGCTCGCTCGGACGAGGAGAATATCCGCGCCGCCTGGGATCGGTTCTCCTCCACTTGCTCTTCTCGCAGATCGACTCCGACGTAGGAACGACCGAGCCACCCGGAAACGACTCCTCGGACGGATCCTCCTGCGAACGGGTCGAGGACTCGACCTCCGACTGGAGAGAACCAAGTCACGAGCACCTCTGCGAGAACGGGATTGAATATGCTCGTGCCTAGCGTTCCATTGACCAAACTAAGCCTATCTCCGTGCAGCTCGACGACCTCCTCTTGCGATAGCTTCCTTCCGAGCTTCTGTTCGGACTCGTTCTTCAGTTTGTAGTAGTTGCCGAAAGAAGCAGAAGGTGAAAACCCGATCAAGTTGTCTCCTCTTCCGCTGTGCGAACGCAGGCCGAGAGCCATCCAGTTTGTCTTCCTCTCGTTCCACGCTCCCTGGCGAGCGTCGAGAACGGAGAACGGCGGGACAAGGAACTCCTCCGAGAGCTTGATCCCAGCCTCTCGGCTCTCCGCGTCTTTCGCCTCTCGCTCCGACTCCTTCTCGACCTGGAACTCGTCCGGATTCCAACCGAGGGCCGCGATCTCGGCCTCGCTCTCGGCGCACTCGCGCAGGGCCTGACGCAGCGCGTCGTCGTCCCACTCGGCCAGCTCCGCCGTCCGGTTGTCCCGGAGCGCGTAGCGGGTCGCCTCGACGTCTCCCTCCTCGACGACGACGACCGCGAGGCTCGACCAACCGAGCTGCTGCGCTGCCGCCAGCGTCCCGTTTCCCGCCCTGACGATCAGCCGGTCGCCGACGCGCTGCGCCACGATCGGCTTCCGCTGCCCGTGCTCGTCCAGGCTCTGCGCGATCGCCTGGAGGTTCCGGTCGTCGTGCCGCCTCGCGTTCGTCGGATCCGGCACGAGCTGCTCAACCGACATCGCCAGCGATGCGAGCTGCGGGTGGATCTTCGCCTCGATCTGCTTCCTCTTCGCCATGCTCACCTCGTCGGGACCCGGAGCGCCCACACCGGCTGCCGCCGCCTGTGCGAGCCCGAGGTCTCCCAGCCGATCTGCTGCCAGCCGCGACCGCGAAAGACGCAGCCCATGAAGCGCCGATCGACCGCGTCGATCTCGTCACCCATCCCCTGATCCCGCATCGCCTGGAGGACGCCGCTCGACGTCACCCGACCGTGCTGGAGCGCGAGCGTCCGAGCCACGCCGCGGGCCAGCTCGATCACCTCGGCGCGGTGCTCCTCCAGAGCGTCCAGGGCCGCGTCCCGAGCCGCTGCCTGCGCCGAGACAGGGGCAGGAGGTCGAGGCGCAGGGACAGGCGCAGGAGGCGCTCTACGGGCCTCCTGTGGCCCGCCGAAGAGCGCGAGCTGCGACGGGCCCTCCGACCTCGCGAGACGCTCTGCCTCGGCGAGCATCGGACGGGCGCGCTCCTCGACCAGCTCGCGCTCCGCGTACTCCGCTCGGGCTCGGAGACGAGCAACCTCGGCCCGGAGAGAGTCGCGCTCCGCCGTCGCAGCCGCGAGGGAGCGAGCGAGCCCGTCGCGATGCCGCTGCGCCGACTCGACCTCGGCCCTCGCCTCGTCGCGCTCGCGCTCGACGACGCGCACTCGCTCACGGAGCTTCGCGGTCGCCGTGCCGAACTCGCTCTTTGCATCGTACCAGTCGCGCTCATAGGCAGCCGCCTTCGCCACCGCCGCATCCCGC